TATGGCTAACTGGAATGAACATCCAGATCGTGACGACAAATGGAAAGAAGATGAAATTGGTCGTATTGGTGAAGAAAAATTCCGTCGTGAATACGGTTGTGAATTCCTAGTATTCGACGAAACTCTTATTAACTCAATTAAATTAGCAGCTATGGAAGGTGGAAATCCTGTACTTAATATGGGGCAAACACGCTGGTATAAGAAGCCTACAAGCCAGTTTACGTATGCAGTAGCACTTGACCCTAGCATGGGAACAGGCGGCGACAATGCAGCTATACAAGTGTTTGAGCTACCAAGCTATGAACAGGTAGCAGAATGGCAACACAATCAAACTGCTATACCAGGACAAATTAGAATCCTATCTGATATATGTAAATATCTTGCAGATGCATCGGGTGCTAACAATGTGTACTGGAGTGTGGAAAACAATGGCATAGGAGAAGCGGCGCTGATCGTTATAAACGATTTTGGGGAAGAGAACATACCGGGTTTGTTCGTTAGTGAACCGATGAGAAAAGGTCACGTTAGGAAGTTCCGCAAAGGCTTTAATACTACACACAGTACAAAGATTACAGCATGTAGTCGTTTAAAAACAATGGTAGAAGGCGACAAAATGACTGTACATTCAAAACCTTTAATAGGCGAGTTAAAAGGTTTTGTAGCAACAGGTTCAAGTTTTAATGCTAAATCGGGTATGACTGATGATTTAATTAGTGCAACTTTATTAGCTATTAGAATGATGGCTGTACTCAAAGACTGGGATCCGAGAGTATATAATACATTTAATCAAGCAGAACATGACGAAGATTACGAACCACCAATGCCAATCTTCATTAGCAGTAACATATGATAAATACAATATGCAGAATTTAGACTTAACAGCAGAAGAACTATTCAATAAAATACGAGGACGTTTTCCTAGTGTTACTATCGGCGATGCCGAAGGTAATGTAACAAACGAACCTAAGTTAGGTCGTTACTTCGACTTTAACTTTGTTAGTGAAGGACGTCCTGTAGGAAAAGTAAGCATAAGTTTAGATGAAAAAGGTGTAGCAGTTGTTTATGGTGAAGATTTAGTTGCCAACGAAGGTGACTCAACTAAGACTGGCTGGTACGACTTTTTAAAAGAATTGAGAATGTTTGCAAGAAAGCGAACACTAGCATTTGACACAAGAGATATTACTAAATCAAATTTAGATAGTAGAGATTACAAATTTTTAGCAAATAACCGTGGCGGGGACGAAAACATGAATGAATCAAAGATGTACGGCACATCAAGAGTAAGTTATCAAGACTTTGATGGAGCACGTTTAATGATTAAACACACCGAAGGCATTAATCAAGAAATACCAGGTGGTAGAGCAAAGAAAGTTGGCTCATTATACATCGAAAGCGCAGAAGGCGAAAGATTTAAATATCCATACAAGCACTTAACTGGTGCAAGAGCAATGGCACGTCACGTAGCAGAAGGCGGAAACGCTTATGATGATTTTGGTAAGCATATTGTTAGTATGTCAGAAGAAATGTCAAAATTGCGCAAGTTTAAAACTTACATGGGTCGTAGTGCTGTAATGGCAGAAAGCCTAAGCGAGTATATGGACGTAGTTAAAACACGTATCGCCACAGTTAAAAAGACACTAGAATCTCTACAACGTCCTGCATATTACAAAGAAACATTTGAAGCATTTGCTCCAGCAGTAATGGAAGATGTTCCAAGTGATGTTGCTGAAAATTGGATTGATCAATTAACTATCAAGCAGTTTAATGAAGAATTAGCAGATGTATTCCCGTACATTTATAAACTAGTAAGTGAAGCAACTAAGGCTGAAGAACTTACTGCTGAAGATTTAATGAGTGAAAAGAAAAGCTCACCAGCAGGCGGGCCAGCATGTTGGGACGGTAAAAAGATTGGCAACCCTAAAACTAAAATGAAGGGCGGCAAACGTGTCAACAATTGTGTACCAGAAGAAGCCGAACTAGAGCAAGGCTTTAACGAGATGATGGGTCAATTTGCAGAAGGCGAAGAAGAAAAGACAAGTGAGATTGAAGCCTGGGTCAAAAAATACGAAACAAAAATTGGTAACAACGGCGACACTCTTCCAGAAGGCTACGTAAAGTTCTTAATGGATAGTGGAATCTTTAGTGATGCTTACGAACAAAATGAAACTGCAAAAGCAGAAAAAATGATTGGTAAGCCTTACGCAGATTGGGATTACGACGATCAAGAAAAAGCACTAGAAGCTATGCCTATTACTAAAGCAATGTTTGACGATATAGAAAAAATTACCGGAACAGACGGCGAAGAAGCTGCCGAAATGGTTGCTAACGTAATGGACAACATGGATGAAGGCAATGCATACGCTAAAGCAGTACAAGATGCTAAAAGAGATGGCAAGAAAAAAGGCGACGAAATTGATGGTCCAGATGGCGAAAAGATTAAATTAGAAAAAGAAGACGAAAAAACACCGTTAGGCGAATTTATTCTTAGTTACTTCGATCGTGAAACAGGGCAGTTTCCAAAAGGCGAAACAGCAGTATTAACAATGGTAGAAAAAGACTACGGCGAGCAATACATTACTCCTGCTAAAAAGTTCATTGAAATGATCAGTGACAAAGTTGCAGAAGTAATGGGCTACAAAGAAGCAGACATGGAAGAAGGTCTACCAGACGATGGCGGAGCAGGTGTACTTGAAAAGCTGTTACAAGGTATTACTAAAGATTTTGTTATGGGCGACGACAGTGCAGCACAAAAAATGGTTGATATGCTCAAGAAGTATAATGCACCGATGGATAAAGTTGCAGACATGCTTGAGCAGAAAGCAAAAGAATTTACTAAGAAAACATTTAGCATTTTTGACAATCCTTTAAAGAAAGATACAGCAGGCGAAGCTGCTGATAGAATGTTAATCTTAGCAGACTACATTAGATCAAAAGCAGGACAGTCAGAAGAATTCGAAAGAATGAAAGAACTAGCAGGCTTAAGATAAATAGAATTGGATGAGTAATCCATTAAGTTTTTAAGTTTTTCTTTAAAAAAGACTTGACAACGTTTGTAGAATAGCATATAATAAGAACTGTGCTACAAACAAAACAGGCACTAGTAGCAATGTAGCTACTGCACATAGGCATAACATTTAGGAGGCATTAACTATGGCATCATTAGCAGAAATCCGAGCAAAGCTCAAAGAGCAAGAATCAGGAAACAACAACCGCAATTCAGGCGGTGGTGACAACAGCATTTACCCATTTTGGAATATGAAAGAAGGCGAGAGTTCAACTCTGCGTTTCCTTCCTGATGGCAACGCTGATAACACATTCTTTTGGCAAGAGCGTTTGGTAATTAAACTACCATTTGCAGGCGTTAAAGGACAAACAGATTCGCGTCCAGTACAAGTACAAATTCCGTGTATGGAAATGTATGGCGAAACATGTAACATTCTTAACGAAGTACGTGGTTGGTTTAAAGATCCAAGTCTAGAAGATATGGGTCGTAAGTATTGGAAAAAGCGTTCTTACATCTTCCAAGGCTTTGTAACGGATAACCCACTAAACGAGGACACTACTCCGGAGAATCCAATCCGTAGATTTATTATTGGTCCTCAAATCTTCAATATCATTAAGCAGGCGCTTATGGATCCAGATATGGAAGAATTGCCAACAGATTATACTGCTGGTGTAGACTTCCGTCTTAATAAAACTACTAAAGGCGGATATGCAGACTATTCAACATCTAATTGGGCACGTAGAGATCGTCCACTAGGTGATAATGAAATGGCTGCTGTTAATGCACACGGATTGTTTAATCTAAGTGACTTCTTACCTAAAAAGCCAGGCGATGTTGAACTCAAAGTCATGCAAGAAATGTTCGAAGCATCAGTAGATGGTGAAGCATTTGACATGGATCGTTGGGGACAATATTTCCGTCCAGCGGGTATGGCACAACGTACAGGTGACCCTGTTGCTCCGGCAGCAAGTACTCCTGCACCAACTCCTGCGGCAGCACCTGCTCCAGTAGCAGAGGCAGCACCAGTAGCAACTCCAGCACCAGCGGCTGAAGCGGCTCCTGCAGAAGGTGGCAACGCCCAAGACATTCTAGCAATGATTAGAAGCCGTCAAGGTTAATAAGAGCAAGCTAAAAGGGTTGCTTTTACTGATTGCAACCCTTTTTAGTTGCCCAACTTTTTAGATAGGAGATACACATGGCGAATAAATCATTCGACCCAACGAAGTTTAGAAACTCGTTAACTAAATCTATTTCAGGTATGAGTGCAGGTTTTAATGACCCTACTGATTGGATTAGTACAGGTAATTACGCACTCAACTATCTTATCTCAGGAGACTTTAACAAAGGTGTTCCAATGGGTAAGGTTACAGTTTTTGCAGGAGAGTCTGGTGCAGGTAAATCATATATCTGTGCAGGTAACATCGTAAAGGCAGCACAAGATCAAAATATCTTTGTAGTACTAATCGACTCAGAGAACGCACTTGACGAATCGTGGCTACATGCACTAGATGTAGACACATCGGAAGAAAAACTACTTAAACTTAATATGTCAATGATTGATGATGTAGCAAAAACTATCTCAACATTTATGACAGACTACAAAGCAATGAACGAAGAAGACCGTCCTAAGGTATTGTTTGTTATTGATAGTTTGGGTATGTTGCTAACACCTACAGACGTTGATCAGTTTAACAAAGGTGATATGAAAGGTGATATGGGTCGTAAGCCTAAAGCACTAACATCACTTGTTCGTAACACAGTTAATATGATCGGCTCGCACAATGTAGGGCTTGTATGTACTAACCACACATATGCATCGCAAGATATGTTTGATCCAGATGATAAGATTTCAGGTGGTCAAGGCTTTATCTATGCATCATCTATCGTAGTTGCAATGAAAAAACTAAAACTAAAAGAAGATGAAGATGGTAACAAGATCAGTCAAGTTATGGGTATCCGTGCTGGCTGTAAGGTTATGAAGACACGTTATGCAAAACCGTTTGAAGGTGTGCAGGTAAAGATTCCATATGAAACAGGTATGAATCCTTATAGTGGCTTGCTTGAATTGTTTGAATCTAAAGGCGTTATTGAAAAGCAAGGCAACCGTCTAAAGTATGTTACTAGCGATGGTGAAGAAATTCTTGAATATCGCAAAAAATGGATAGGCGAAAACCTCGATAAGGTTATGTCAGATTATTTGGAAAAAGAAGCTTCTATGGTAAATACCTCTGAAGTTGACGAAGAAACAACTGATAATATCTTAATTGAGGACCCTATCACAAATGAATGAAGATCAAATAGCTGATGTTTGGATGATGTTTAAAGAATATCTTGACAAAAAACATGTTGAGATGGCTGCTGAACGTTTTGTAGATTTAATAGCTGATTATGGCACATCGGACGAAGTCTTTACTGACTTACTAGGTACCGAAACTGCTTTAGATAATGCTATTAACTACTATTTAGATTTAGATGAAGAAGAAGTGTTTGACGACGAGGAAGAGGACGATTACTAATGGGTTGGTATAGCGAAGTATCTCGTGATGTTTCAAAGATTCCTAATGCAGTAGTGTACTTTGAAAAAGAACTAGGAGACGCACGAGTTGAATGCAAACTTGCAGGCAATGTAGAAAAAGCGGCAGCAAGTATGCCGGGCATTGTTGAACATCGCTTTAACCAACTTCAAGAAATTGAAGCAATCCTTAACTACTTAAATATCGAGCTGCGTAGATTGCGTAGCTCGTACTTTAAGAAATATCTTGAAAACTATCAGCGAGCTCTGTCTAGCCGTGACGTTGAAAAATACGTTGACGGCGAGGCAGACGTTGTTGACTATGAAAAGATTATCAACGAATTTGCGCTAATGCGTAACAAATGGTTAGGTGTACTCAAAGCACTTGATCAAAAACAATGGCAAATTACAAATGTAGTTAAGCTACGAGTTGCGGGCATGGAAGATGCATCCTTATAATATCCTAATAGGATGTGATCAAGCATATTTTACTGATTGGGCAGTACCTTTACTAAGAAGTATCAATACACATAATCCTTGGATAAATTTACATTGTCATATTGTAAATCCAACAGTTGAAAATTCTTTAGATAATGTTAGTATTACTACTGAAACAAGAGAATTTGTAAACGATGAATCAAAAATATCTTATTTGCAAAGTGTAAGATTTTTAGCAGTTGCAGATAAATTTAAAAACAATGAAAAAGTTATTACTCTCGATGCTGATAGTATCTGCACTCGACGCATAGGACAAGAAGCAGCAATACGTCGACTATTTTCAAAACAACATGTATTAAAACACCATAAAGAAGACAGATGGCTTGCAGGGTTTGTAGTGTTTAATAATAATGGCTTTAGACAAGAATATGCAAAAGAATTAAGATCAGTTCCGTATGATTTATGGAAATGGGGCAGAGATCAAAAAATATTAAATCAATTATCTAAAAAATACAAGTTTGTTGAATTAGATAAACTTTGGATGAGTATAGGTAAAAATAAAAACAATACTAGTGCGTTCTTAACATTAAAGGGCGAACAAAAGTTTACAGAAAAATATTTAAAAGCATATAAGAAGTATCTTACTGAATGAAAGTTATTGGAATTGAAGAAGTATTTAGGACACATCCTCTTCCAAATCTACCTAATTTTAAAATAGTAGATTGGAAAAATACAAAGGCACTAAATTCGGCTGACATTTTTATACAAGCAAATATTGCAGAAAACAAACACAAAAAATTAAGACACAAATATGAATATATTAGACAATCAGGAAAACCTTGGATTGTAGCCGAAAGTGCTGTATTTAGACGTAATATGATACAACCACCAAATCCAATGTCATATCATAGATACAGTTGGTTTAGTTATTTTAGAAACGAAGGTCTTTATAATAATGTCAACTGTCCTAAAGACAGATGGGATCAAATACAAAAAGATCAAAATATAGAAATTAAATCTTGGCGTAAAGACGGTGATTATATTCTTGTTATATTACAACGTCCGGGTGATAGCAGTCTAAAAAATTTACTTGCAAAGTATAAAACTTATGATAATTTTTTAACTCAAGTTATTACAAATATAAGACGCTATACTAATAGACCAATACGCATACGCATGCATCCTTTACGTCAAAATAAACAACAAGATATTATTAATAGATTATCTTTACCTAATGTAACAATAAGCGCAAACACACATGGTGCAGGATTATTAGAAGGCGGCGACGGATTATATAAAGATTTTGCAGATGCTTGGTGTGTTGTAGGTTTTAATAGTAATGCACTAACTGAAAGTATATGTGAAGGCATACCTACATTTAGTTTGTGTCCTAGCTCTATGGCTTGGGATTGCTCGAACACTAATTTAAAAGATATCGATAATCCTAAGTTTTTTGACCGGCAACAGTGGCTTAACAACTTAGGATATTGCCAATGGCGGGAAGATGAAATTGCACAAGGTGCGCCATATTTTCATTTAATGGAAATATACGATCAAGCTAAAACTTATATTCAAAATGTTCGATAACATTTAAAAAGTTTTGTCTAACAATATCAGCTGTTATAGGATTGTACAGTTCTTTATAATCTTTATTTTTTCGAGTTTCGTTTTTTACAAAAGTAGTAAGTAATTCATTATTGTAAGGTATTTGTATTTTGTGTAATTTACTATGAAGTTTTTCATACGGTATTAGATCGTCAACAACTATAGTATTATTATTAGTGTACAATTTCCAATCATTTAAACTTGCAAACTTTGTATCTTTAAGAAAATAATAAAACCCGTTTTTAACTTTTCCTGGTTTTATTTTTTGATACCAATAGTAATAACTAACAACCTTATCCCATGGATTTCTTTCAACTGCAAATTTATAATAGTTTTGCCATTCAAATGAAAAATTGTTTTTAATATATTTCCAACTAACGTGTCCGTCATCCGTTGGAGCATTTAGTCTAGGTGTGCCGTCTCTAGGAGATCCGGTGCAAATGTCATCGGGTCCAAGATACCTATACAAATATTTTTCAATACTCGATCCTGCTGTCTTTCTAGTTTTTAAAAATATAAACTTATGTTTGTGTGAGATAATCATGTACTTTGTTTTCTTTAAAAAAATTGTTTATAATAGGATACAAGTTACCAGACTTTTTAAGTCGAAGCCCTATAGAATGATTTCCTTTAAGTAATATTTTTGTTATATTATCTTTATTGGGTATCATAGAAAGATGTTTTTCGTCTCCGTCTTCTTCTCCATTTACAATTAAATATCTAGTATTTTCACTAAATTCTAAATTTTTATATTTCCATTTTTTAATATTCTTAACATATTTGTCCCAGCGATGTTCCCAAGGTACAATATTATGATTTACCGAATACTGTGTAGCAAATGCAAGAACAGCGTCTACAGGATATAGTGTACTAAACATACAAGCATTAAATGCACCCATACTGTTACCTAAACAGAATACTTTTTCTGTTTTTATTTTTCGAGTAATACTACGAACTTTAATGCCATTAAACCAAGATCTGTTTTTATCTATTACAAAAAGTACATTATATCCTTGCTTGTTAAGATTATAAAATTCTTGATTAATTTTTCCGTTAGGATTATTACCAACACCCGAAAATGATATTACAGTTTTATCGCTTCCTATATATTTTTCTATTACTTCAGTCACAAGTATATTTACCGAATAACTGCGCACATAAATATCTACATGAATAAAGTAGTATTAGTTACTGGAGGATTTGATCCCTTGCACAGTGGGCATATTGCCTACTTCAAAGCAGCACGAGAACTTGGAGATCATTTAGTTGTTGGAGTTAACAGCGACGAATGGCTAACTAGGAAGAAAGGTAGACCCTTTATGCCTTTTGAAGAACGCTGCGCAATCATTAAAGAACTTGCATGTGTTAACGAAGTTATTGGATTTAATGACGATGACAATAGCGCATGTAAGGCAATAGGACAAGTGCTTGCTACTAAAGGCAGTAGTTGGCGTGTTGTGTTTGCCAATGGCGGCGATAGAACAAATAAAACTACACCAGAATACGCTACATATGGTAACACTCCTGATGTAGAGTTTGCCTGGAAAGTTGGCGGATCAAATAAAGCTAACAGCAGTAGTTGGATACTCAACGAATGGAAGGCTCCTAAAACAGAAAGAACATGGGGATACTATAGAGTGATACATGAATATAATAACCATACAAAAGTTAAGGAATTAGCAGTTCCTCCAGGACAGAAACTATCAATGCAACGGCACAAAGAACGTAGTGAGCATTGGTTTGTTGCAGAAGGTACAGCAACAGTATATACATTAGATAGTAGTTCTGATGTTGAGTTACACGGAGTGTTTGAACAACATAGGAGTTTGCATATACCTGTAGGACAATGGCATCAACTTGCTAACGAACATGATGTAGATTTAAAATTAGTTGAAATACAATACGGCACTAATTGCGTGGAGGAAGATATTGAACGAACCCCTTAAAATATTTATAGGATGGGATAGTCGAGAAGACATTGCATATCAAGTTGCAAAACAAAGTATTAAAGATACTGCTACTATTCCTGTAGAAATTATTCCTCTTAAACAAAAAAACTTGCGCAAAGACAAAGTATATTGGCGAGACGAAGATAAACTTGCAAGTACTGAGTTTACGTTTACAAGATTTCTTGTTCCGCATCTTGCAGATTATAAAGGATGGGCACTGTTTATCGATTGTGACTTTGTTGCATTAGACGATGTTAAACGACTATACAAACAACGTGATGACAAGTATGCTATTATGTGTGCTCAGCATGATTACACGCCTAAAGAAGGCACAAAAATGGATGGCAAAAAACAATTAAATTACCCACGTAAAAACTGGTCAAGTATGATGTTAATTAATTGTGGTCATCCAAGTAACGCACAGCTAACTAAAGAACTTGTTAATGATAAAAAGATTACTGGAAAATATTTGCATAGGTTTAGTTGGTTAGACGACAGCGAAATTGGTAAGATAAGTCACGAATGGAATTGGTTAGTAGGATGGTATAAAGAGCCTCAAGACGGTAAACCTAAATTTTTACACTATACCGAAGGCGGTCCTTGGTTTGAAGAGTACTATAATTGTGAGTATGCTAGTGAATATTACAAAATAGAAAGAAAACATTTATCTACGACATTACATTCATATACAAAAAAGTTGACTGAAGAACGACTACTTCCAAAAACAGTAGAAAGTTTAACATTAAATCCTAAATTTAAAGATGCAATTAAAGCAGTAAATTATGCATTAATAGATCCATCTGGACAATATTACGGATATACGGAGGAACAAGCATTGAAAATTATACAAAATAAATTTCAAGAAGGCAAAACAAATAAAGTTGCAGCAATATTTAATGACGACATATCTTATGAAAAGAAATCGTATGATGAATATTTACAAGCCTTTACATATGGTTGTAATGGCAGACTTAGTACATTTTCGGAAGAACTACCCGGTAAAGGTCCATTACTTATGCGAGGAGTAGGTAAAGCAACACGCGAAGCAGTTACACATTGCTGGGAAACAAAAAGAGATTTTTATTATATTGATACAGGTTATTTTGGAAATGAAAAAAGTAAATCAAAAGGTTGGCATCGAATTACAAAAAATAATCTGCAAAATTTAGGACCTATTATAGAACGTCCAACAGATAGACTTCTACGTTGGAAATATAAAAAGTTTAGGCCAGGTAAAAAAATATTAATATGTCCCCCAAGTGAAAAGGTTATGATGTTATTTAATCAGCCAACACCAAAAGAGTGGACAGAACAAGTTATTGCAGAATTAAAACAATATACTAATAGACCAATTGAAGTAAGATTAAAACCGAATAGAACTGAACGTATCTCAAATATGTCTATAGAAGCAGCACTAGATAATGATGTCCATTGCTTAATTACATACAATAGTATTGCTGCACTTGAAGCGTTAATGAATGGTAAGCCGGCTATTGCCCTTGGACCTAATTGTGCATCATTGGTGTGTAATACTGATTTAGCAGATATTGAAAAATTACATATTCCTGATCAAGATGAAATGACTGCATTAATGGCCCATTTAAGCTATGCACAATTTTCAAAAGAGGAAATGATGAACGGATATGCTTGGGATATAGTAAATGAAAGTAGTTAGTTACTATGATGTAGTACCTTCTAAAAATAGAAGTCAAGAAAAATTTGATATACTTACTAAGTTTATTAAAGGAGTCAACGCCGCGGGCGATGTTGGCATACTGCAACGTGGTACTGAGTTAATTGAAGCTGATGTAGGAGTAATTCAAGGTTGGCAACATGAGCGCGGCAAAAATGCTCCTCATTTACGTTTACGTCAAAGTGTAATTGACTGTACTAAAAATACTCATGTTTGTTGTGCAGATGCAAACTTATTTTTATATTCAAACAAAACTAATAAACCACATCATTATTTACGATACAGTTTTGACGGAGTATTTCCTAATACAGGACAGTATTTTGATAGCAATCCAGATCCAAAGCGTTGGCAACAAATTAGTCAAGATACTGGAATTTTTTTAGATAATAAAAAATATAATAATGGACATATTTTAATTTGTGCGCAGCGCGAAGGTGGATGGAGTATGGGACAACAAAATCTTGACAAATGGCTTATTAATACCTGTAAAGAAATTAGAAAATATTCAGATCGTCCTATAAGGGTTAGACTTCATCCTAAAGATAATCAAACTAATAGACGGGCTACTGAAATAAGCAGACTACTTAGACAAATAAAATTTGCTACATTACAAAGTAATCGGTATTCTTTTGAAGATGATCTTAAAGGGTGCTGGGCTGTAGTTAATCATAATAGTAGTTCGATTGTTGGGCCTATAATACAAGGATACAATGCATTTATAACAGACCCTAAAACAAGCCAATGTGCAGAAGTATCACATCACGGGTTTGAAAAATTAGAATCACCTCAAGAGTTTGATAGACAAAAATGGTTAGAACGTATTAGTATGTTTCATTGGAAATTTAGTGAACTAGAAGATGGGACTGCGTGGCGTCATATGAGACAATACGTTTAGCTGTTAAGATTTCCAATACTCTTCAGGTCTGTTTATCATTAAATCTTTATTTAAACTTTTGCCAGTATCTTTGCGGCCACCTTTCATATGATCCATAAATCTACCTAGTGGTCCGTTAATAAGCGGATGTCCTCCTCCGCCTGTTTTAGCTTCTTTAAGATACATTTCTGCACTATAGTCATGTGATGGAAATTCTTTATATTTGTTTAGTATTTCTCCAAATACATAACTATCATGCCATTCGTCTAACTTAAACATTCCATTTTCTGCATCTTCGTACATTGCTTCAAAGTCTTTCATAAACTCGTGACACACAGGATGGTTTTTATTCATACCGTAAAACCCGCACTCGGGCCACGTTTGCGATCCTTTGCCTCTGCCAACATATGTAATGTAAGAACTTTTTGGAAGTAATGAAATAAAATCCTCGTAACTCCACGGACTATGGATATAACTATCTGCGTCCATCCACACAATCCAATCTTTGCCTTTTTCAAATGCATCAAATACTGCATAAGTTTTATTAGCAAATCTAATACCATCCCATTTAAATGCTTTATGCCAATCTCTCGGACGTCTTGCTTTTATATCATCTGGAGGAATGCCATTTGCTCTAGGATCGTTCTTGTATTTTTCTTTAAATGCATTTAGTTTAGGCAATGCTTTTTCTGCACTTAATATTTCTATTCTTCTTGTATCTGGATTAGTTGGTAATATTCCTTCGGCATATACTACTAATTTAATTCTCGGATCTACTTGCTTTGCAAAACTTTCTAAAAATCTTTGTCCGTATTTTGAATATCCATCTGGATGAAAAGTTGTAACCACAGTTATTGCTGACATTGTGTTCCTCGTGTAAATATGCTATATGAAAGTATTTAACATATGAGATTTAGTTTATGGACAAAATATGGCGCACTTAATAGTAGAGAAGTTTTTGCTGCCTTTGCTGACAGTCTTGTGGCTGCTGGGCATGATGTTGTTTGGAATGATCCTATTTGTGATGTTGATGTTATTTGGAGTGTGCTTTTCTCTGGTAGAATGGCTCAGAATAAAAACATCTGGGAAAGGAACGTGGCACAATCCAAACCGACCGTGGTCTTAGAAGTTGGTGGTATTAAACGTGGAACAACATGGAAGGTAGGATTAAATGGTATTAATCGCGACGGTTACTTTGGTACTAATGGCAATAATAGTGATCGTAGAATTTCCTTAGGATTACAAGCCAAGCCTTGGCGTACAGATGGCGAATATATTCTAATAGCAGGACAGCACGATAAAAGTCTACAGTGGAATAATATGCCTCGTATAAGCAATTGGTTCTTGCAAACTTACGACACAATAAGAGAACATACAGACAGGCCGATATTATTTCGACCCCACCCGCGTTGTAGATTGCCGCATATTGAACGTGGTCTTAAAAATGTAATTAGACAGGAGCCACAATATGTTAACGGCACTTATGATGATTTTGATATGCAGTTTAGTAATATATGGGCTACTGTTAGTTACTCGAGCAATCCTGGAATTCATTCTGTCCTTTCCGGCGTTCCTAGTTTTGTTAGTAATCACAGTCTTGCTTATCCTGTAGCCAACGACATAGACTTTCTATACGACATAGAGAATCCTGTGATGCCAGATAGACAGCAATGGCTAAACGACTACGCACATACCGAATGGACCGTTGAAGAAATTTCTCAAGGAATTCCACTTAAACGCTTGACATCTAAGTTATTTTAAGTTATAATTAACTTATGAATAATGTAGCTAACAGTATTGAAGATCTTCTAGAAACTCTTGCAGGATTGCAAGGGCAAGCAACGATGCAAATTGAATCTAGCGATGCAACTATTATGCATAGTATTGCTAGACAAACATTTAGAGGCACAGCACTAACAGACAGGCAGCAAGCTCTTATAATAGAAAAGCTACAAACATATCGAGAGCAGTTTACGATATTAGACTACGACTTTGACACCGCAATTAATATACTACGCCAGCCCTTACGTGTTATTGATCGTAGTAAATATATTAAAATTGTAAACACAAATGAAGTATACAATAATGGTGGATACGAATCTTATAAAGAGAAGTGGAATTGGATTAAAATAAGATTTCCTTTCAGCAAAAAATTAATTATAATTTTAGATTCGTTAAACAAGTCGACAGATTATTATCACGAAAAGGGCTCACACGAGCACTTCTTTCACCTTACAGAACAAAATTTATATAATGTAATTAATGCGTTTATTGATAAAAACTTTGAAATTGAAAGTACTTTACTAGAAAATTATTACATTATAAAAGATATGATTTCTAAAAAAGAAGATTATATTCCAGGAGTTTATAATTTTAAATTAAAAACAGTTACTGAAGCTTCGTACGACTATATAACTAATGTACTTGGTACTCCAAATATTCATAATCTTGCTGAATTTTATGACAAAAGAAAAACATTAGGTCTATCATATTTTGACAGTGTTGAATTAGAAAAAAGTTTAGCATCCTATACTAATTTAACTCAAAAACTCATTATGCGTGAAAAAAATACGGTAATGGTCAATTCAAACAAATATACGTTTAATAATCTTGCAAATAGTTTAATTGAAATGAAACGTTTTCCGTTGTTAGTAATTTTAACAGAATCGGAACCATTAGACAGTTTAATTCAAGTACACAGTGCGTTTAGTGGTTTTATTAATAACAGCGAATGCACAGTAATGTTTAGATTAGATAATGAAAATAATTTTAATTTTAACAAATATATAAAAGATAACAATTTAAATTCTCCACTTGACAAAAATACAAAAGTAGTGTATATTAATACAAATAAAGTACCAAAGCCTTTAATTAAATCTAAATGGGTTGGAAGTACAGTACTAACACTACAAAGTTATTATATGAATTCAAATATAGTAAATTACATACAAGAATATGACATGTGTGTGCAATACGATAATAATGTATCACAGTACATGCGATCGTCAATACAGGAAATTTAATGGCCAGTTGTAAACTAATAATTGAAGATGAAGTAAACATCAAGTTAGAAGGACTAGCAGTAGATGTACGAAGAAAAGTTGCAAATGCTCTTAAGTTTGAAGTGCCTTATGCAAAGTACATGCCACAGTATAAGCTAGGACGCTGGGATGGCAAAGTTGCATTCTTTGGCATTGGCGGCAGTGGATACGTTAATCACCTCGATACTATTGTAGAAGTTCTCACAAAAAACAATGTACAAATTGTAGACATTGAAGACAACAGACATCCAATTAAATTAGACTTTACACCAGTAACAGAAAACTATTGGAAAGATCAAGGTGTTGTATGGCCAGAGGGTCATCCAGCAGAGGGCGAAGACATTATTCTACGCGACTATCAAGTTGAAGCAATCAACAACTTTATTTCTAATCCGCAGAGTCTACAGCAAATTGCTACAGGCGCAGGCAAAACAATTACAACAGCTACGTTATCACACATCAGTGAACCTTACGGGCGTAGCCTTGTTATTGTGCCTAATAAGTCCTTGGTTGAGCAGACAGAGGAAGACTATATTAACTGTGGATTAGACGTAGGGGTGTACTTCGGAGACAGAAAGCAACTAGGTAAGACTCACACTATCTGTACATGGCAGAGCTTAAACATTCTAGATAAGAAGTTTAAAGACGGCAGTGCAGTACTTGGACTCGCAGAGTTCTTGGAGGGTGTTAGCACTATTATTGTCGACGAAGTACACCAAGCCAAAGCAGAAGTTCTTAAGAACTTGCTTACACGCAACCTACGTAACGCTCCTATCCGTTGGGGACTAACAGGTACAGTGCCTAAAGAGAAGTTTGAGTTTGAAAGTATTCACGCATCACTAGGTCCTGTTATCGGACAGATCAGTGCTAAGGAACTACAGGACAAAGGTGTACTTGCACAATGTCATGTTAACGTAGTGCAATTAATTGATACAGTAGTGCATACAGATTATCAATCAGAATTAAAATATCTTGTGACAAACAAAGACAGAATAGAATACTTAGGCAAATTATTAAGCACAGTAAAAGAATCAGGCAACACACTTATACTAGTAGATAGAATTAGTGCAGGCGAAGCACTAGCAGAACTTATACCAGGCAGCACGTTTGTAAGCGGCGCTGTTAAGAACAAAGACAGAAAAGAAACATATGATACAATTCGCGAAGGCACTAATGAAGTTATTATTGCAACCTACGGTGTTGCTGCCGTTGGTCTCAACATTCCTCGCATTTTTAACTTGGTACTTCTTGAACCTGGCAAGTCTTTTGTACGTGTAATTCAATCTATTGGTAGAGGTGTAAGAAAGGCAAAGGACAAAGACTTCGTGCAAATATGGGATCTTACAAGTACGTGTAAGTTTGCGAAGCGGCACCTTACGCAGCGTAAAAAGTTTTACAAAGAGGCGCAGTATCCATTTACAATAGAAAAGGTAGATTGGAATGTTTAAGAAAAAAGAAAAACTTAAACTTACTGCATACGCTCCTTCTACAGGACTTATTGATTTGTTTCCAGTTGTTAAATCTCAAATGCCTTCATGGTTTAAGACATTAGGGCGAAACAACTTAAAATCAAATAAGCCATTAAATGCAAAAGTGTGTACTGGACTATTAGATTTATATGCCGACTCGATAACTATTCCTGCCTGGCAAGATATATCAATTACAGTATTTCCAAACGGTGAAACTTCAGTTGAAGTACAAAACGAAAAATGGGGAGCAGTTGTTTTTACTCATCAATTAGATGTACAAGCACCTGGCGTATGGCCTAACCATATTGCTGTTAAATTTGTTTCTCCGTGGTTAATGGAATGCAATAAAGATATTAAATGGCATTCAGTACAACCTACTTGGGATCAAATATCGCCGTGTGATTTTGTAATTATTCCAGGAACATTTGAATTTAAGTATTACAACAGATCAAATATATTTGCTCTGTTTCCAATAAAAGAAAAACCAGTAACTTACAACATCAAAGCAGGAGAACCATTAGCTATGCTTCTTCCTGGTACTGATGAAGATTATGATCTAAGTTGCGAATTTATTAGTCACGATGACGCTGAAAGAATATTAACTAAAATATGGGAGTTTAAACCGGGTCTAGCTTATCAAAGATTTAGATCTTATTTAAGGAAAAAAAATGCAAATACTAACACTTGATAATAAATGTTTTAAATTAAACAGTTTACCGGATACAATAACAGATGAAATACATTTTAGTATTTTAGATAACTCGGACCCAAAAGTTCCAGACTTCTTTTTTGTACCTTTAATTTTTGTAGAATCTTTTTCTGCACCTGCTATTGTAATGGAAATTAATGGTAAAGAGATAATGATGCCGGTAGACTGGTGTATGGCAGTTGGCGATAGTCAAACAGGTAATGATTTAGAAATTCTGCCATTGACATCAATTAATGATAGAGGCTTTGAGGCATTTTTATTTAACCCGTTAACTAGTTATAAAACTGAGTTTGGCGACATAAAAATTACTAATTTTTACAACGATGTAAAATGGTACTTTCCTAAGATGCGTAATGGACAATTATTAAGTGTACCAATTACTGAAGGAGACAAACCTTTGTGCGCATTTTTTGTAAAAGATATTAGTAGACAATGCGAAGTAATTGAGTATTCACAGTTATTATAATGATAGAACATTTACAAACACATAACAATAATGACTTTATAAAAGGATGGTATATTAAAGATACCAATATTTGTGATAAGTTAATTAACTATATTGAGACAAATAATAATGCTTATCAAGGTAGATCGTCTAATGGTGTAGATACTAATGTAAAAGACAGTTTAGACTGTCATCTTGACAATATTGAATTATTACAAGAATATGTAAATCAATTAATGCAAGTAGCATCGGCATACACTAACGTATTTCCCTTTGCTAACTATTATGATCCTTGGGGTATTAATGATGTAGTTAACATACAGCGATATCTTCCGGGTCAAGGATATCATGAATGGCATACAGAACGTACTGGGACACATCCAATACCAAGTACCCGTCATTTAGTATTCATGACATATTTAAATGATGTTAACGACGGCGGCGAAACAGAATTCTATCATCAAAACATAAAAGTTAAACCCGAGAAAGGATTAACTTTAATTTGGCCGGCAGACTGGACTTACACACATAGAGGTGTACCATCAACTACAGAAACAAAATATATAGTTACTGGCTGGTTTAACTATTTTGGAGGAGAAAGGTAATGACAATGAAAGCAGGAAAGATTTGGGGTCAAACAGAATTGATCCACGCAAACGGTGTACTAGAGTTTCACCGTATTGAATACAAAGCAGGATACAAATGCTCGGAGCATGAGCATCAATATAAATGGAACGGATTCTTTGTTGAATCGGGCAAGATGCTTGTCCGTGTTTGGCAAGATGATCAGGGACTAGTAGATGAAACTATCCTTGAAGCTGGTGACTTTACACAAGTAAAGCCTGGCAAAATTCACCAGTTCGAAGGTTTAGAAGACGGTGTCGCTTTTGAACTATACTGGGCTGAATTTAATCACGATGACATTGTTCGTCGTACAAGCGGCACAGCAACAAAAGGAAAGAAGTAAGAAATGTTTAAGAACATCGATAAAATGATGATGCTAAAACTTGCATTTTTGCACGTTGTAGTTATCACGGTAAGTAACGCACTAGTCAACATTCCAGTTGAGATTGCAGGCGTTAAACTAACGTGGGCGGCATTTACGTTCCCATTAGTTATTATTGCTACTGATTTGACAGTACGTTTGTTAGGCAAGAACATTGCTAGAGCAACTATTGCAGCAGCATATCCAATTGCTATTATTACAAGTATTGCAGTAGTACTAGCAGAAGGTGCTCCAGAAAGTGTAGCATTACGTATTGGCTTTGCAAGTGCAACAGCATATGCAGTAGGTACATTTATTGACGTATACGTGTTCCAAGCAATTAGAGAACGTATGAGTGTATGGTGGTTAGCACCTGCATTGTCAACTGTAGTTGCAAACGTAATTGACAGTTATACATTCTTTGCAGTTGCATTCAACAACAGTGCAGACGAGTATATGGCTGCTAACTGGATGGAAATTGCAACAAGCCAAGCAGGCTTAAAGATTGCTGTAGGACTAATAATCTTCCTACCAGCATACGGTGTTCTACTACGTTACCTCAAAGGACGTATGAATGACACAGACGCAGGATAAACTTATTCCTGGCGAAGCCCTGATATATGAGCGTAGCAACGGTGTTGTCTACGCTCATTATCGCGACAAACCTGAGATACCTCGTTGGATTATAGGAGGAGATCCGGGTGCTGTTGCAAGAGCACAAGGTGAAATATTAGACTACGGTGAGTGGAAAAACTTATGCGAAGTAGCTTCAAAAAATCCAACACTTAAAAACTTAATGGACAAGTTAGTTACTACGTATTATATAGTAAAGGATTCAAAATGAAAGCTATTAATCATTTAATATTTCCAACAGTTATTTCTCAAATACAGCATAACGTTTCTACTAGTGAAAAAGAAAAATGGTTTGAATTATATTTAAAAAATTCAAATACTGAAGGAGTGTCACAAGACTTTCTTGGATTTGAAGACATTCAAACAAATACTGTGTTTGAAGATCTCTTTATGAATAAATTAAGAGTCGGAATAAATGAATATTTTAAATCTCTTAGTATAGACACAACTAAACTTGATGTACATTTAACTAAATGTTTTTTTAACGTCACTAATCAAAGTAGCATTGACATACACGATCATTCAGAGAATCATCTCTCGTTTACATATTATCCTTATATTGCTAAATCTAAAGATAGAGATTTTATAATTTATAATGTTAACGAAGCACATAATAATGAACCGTATCCTCATTTTTTTAGCAACTATGTTACTGAATGGACCGAAGTAAACAGTAATATTAATGCGTTTCCAATATATGAAGGTACTATGATAATATTTCCGTCAAGACTAAAACATTGTATTGAATCACGAGAAGGCGACAGTTACGAGGACGGTAAGTCTTTTAAAGATAAGTCTTCATTGCTTCAAAGTCGATTTTGTGTAGCCGGAGATATGATATATACTCGAAAGTTAGAAATTAAAAATTACAATCGAGCGTTGTCAAATCCTAAAAATTGGAGAAGTTTATAATGAAACATTGGGTAGAACATCATCCAGATTTTTGGTTACCTAATTGGGAATTAGTAATTGGAAACTTAGACGCCTGTCCAGACGAAGCAATTTTTCATATGGATAACTTAGGTGTTGCAGTACATCAAGTATATTTAGAAGAGTATAAACCTATATTACATCTTGCAGATCATATTTCTAAAGAATACAATAACGCTCCTGTAACTGCTCAAACAATGATTAGTTTTATGTCTCGAAGCGGAAATTACGGAAAGCATGTTGACGAAGTAGACGTCTATATATTACAAGCATTAGGTCTAGTTAACGTGAGTGTTTGGGAAAACGAAAATGAATACAAATATCAATTAACTCCGGGACATATGATACATATACCCAAAGGGCTATATCATCAGATAACTCCCTTATCGCCTAGAGTTAGTATTAGTTATGGAGTAGAAGAATGAGAATTATAGCAGGTCCGTGTCAGCACGAAACACTAGCACAGAGTGCAGAGATTGCAAAGGAATGCAAGCGTGTATGCGACAAGTATGGCATTGAATATTACTTCAAAGCAAGTTTTGACAAAGCAAATCGCACAAGTGCTAATGGCAAACGTGGCGTAGGTTTGCATCCATTTGTACACGATATACTAGCACTCAAAGACACACTTGATGTAAAAACACTAACAGACGTACACGAAGTTGATCAAATACAATACCTCAAAGACATTGTAGATGTGCTACAGATTCCTGCATTCTTGTGTAGACAAACCGATCTTATTCGTGCAGCGTGTGATACTAACTGTGTAGTAAATATCAAAAAAGGACAGTTTCTTGCACCTTGGGACGTTGCAGGAATACTAAGTAAGTGTGAAGATGCCCGTGAGGTATGGATTACAGAGAGAGGTACTAGTTTTGGATATAATACTTTGGTTGTCGATTTTACCGGCCTTAGCTTTATGCTTGATAATTACGATTGTCCTATTGTGCTTGATGCCACGCACTCAGTACAGAAGCCAGGCGGCAACGGAACTAGTAGCGGCGGCAATAGGGATTATGTTCCTGGCCTGGCTCGTGCAGCAAGTGCTTTGGGCGTTAGGAATTTCTTTTTAGAAGTACATGCCGATCCAGACAATGCACCTAGCGACGGTCCTAACATGCTACGCTTAGATCAATTTGAGGAGGTTGTTCGTGACATCATCAGCTATTCTTATTCCGGCTAGATACGGTAGCACACGTTATCCTGGAAAGCCTTTGGCTATGTTAGATGGCGTTCCTATGATAAAGCGTGTGTATGACGCTTGTACAGCGTCTAAGATACCAACATACGTACTTACTGATGACATGCGTATATACAATCTGTTTGGTCCTAACAAATGTTGGATTGATCAAACCGATTATGCTAACGGTACTGAACGATGTGCTGGTGCTATTAAGAATGACTTCTTTAGTGAGTACGATCAGTTTGTAAATGTACAAGGCGACATGCCAGATGTAACAGTTGAAATGATTGAGAAGTGTATTGAAAACTTATCGTACAATACTCTAGTAAGCACAGTATATACAGACATGCCGTTTGAGATGGAGATTGACCCTAACACAGTCAAAATGATAACAGCATATCCGAGCAAGGCATTATGGTTTGGTAGAGGACTTAAAGGATACGGCGAATGGCACTTGGGTGTATATGGATACAAGCGCGGCGCACTACTAACCTATCCTAATTTAAAAGTTCCGCAAGAAGAAATTATCGAGCAACTAGAACAGCTACGCTGGTTAAAAAACGGTTGGCAAATAGTCTGTAGTAGTGTATACTTTAATGGAGTAGAGATTAATTCACCAGAGGATGTAGAAATATGGCAGCAGAAAAACTTAACTTAAAGCAAATACTAGGCTGCGTAGATATGAACTACAAAGGCGCCTGGAAAGAATTTACCGACGACGAAAAGAAATCAGTTGGTTTTTGGTTATTAAATAGATACGTAAGTAGTGTTAGCGGCAGTCGTGCAAAACAAGAACGAGCAGTCTTACGTACAAACAAATACTATAACAAAAATTTTAATGATATCGGTGTTGGAAAAGATAACGGGCATCAGGAATTAATGTGGCAGCTATTGTGTATGAGTGGTGCAACCGGAGACATACAGTTTCATTCGTACATCGGTCATAAAAGAAAAGGTGAGTCAAACTCAAAGGCAGTTAAACTTATTGAACAGTTATATCCATATTTAAAAAATGACGAGGTTGAATTACTTGCTAGAATATCTACAAAAAAAGAACTCCGAGAATTGGCTAAAGAGTATGACATTGACGTCAAACTCTGAAAAGCCATATGTCTGTGAATACTGCGGCAGCGGTTATGTAAGAGAAAAAACTCTTGCAGCTCATATGTGTGAAAAGAAAAGACGCTGGATGCAAAAAGATGAAAAGCGTGTAAGGCACGGTCTGTATGCTTTTAATAGATTTTATAAACTTAGTGCAGGCGCCAAGAAAGAAAAAACATATGACGAATTTGTTAACAGTCAGTACTACAATGCATTTGTAAAGTTTGGCAGTTTTATTAGTAATGTTAAACCTTTATATCCCGAACGTTACATAGACTGGGTAGTTAAGAGTGGAGTAAAATTAGATCACTGGTGCAGAGATAGTCTATACGAAAAATATGTTCTTGAATTTATCCTTAAAGAAGATGTTACTACAGCATTAGAGCGTAGTGTAAAACACATGTTAGAATGGGCCGAAGAACACCAGCCCGCTCCATGGAATCATTATTTTCAACATGTAAGTTTAAATCGAGCAGTATGGCATATTAAAGACGGTAAGATTAGTCCTTGGCTCATTCTTAACTGCGATAGCGGTCGAGAAATGTTAAGTAAGTTTAATGATGAGCAATTAGGTATGGTTTATCATGTTATTAACCCGGAACATTGGTCAATAAGATTTAAAAGATTGCCCAATGACGTACAATTAGTAAAAGATATTGCTAAGGAAAGTAAGTTATGAAAATTTTAATATGCGGCTTGCCTGGTAGTGGTAAAACCACACTAGCAGAACCGTTTGCAAAACTAATTGGTGCTGTACACATTAACGCAGATGCAGTACGTAAAGAATATGACGATTGGGACTTTACACCCGAAGGACGTATTCGTCAAGCACAACGTATGCGCTATCTAGCAGACGGAGTTGTAAAGGCAGGCAAAGTTGCAGTAGCAGACTTTGTTGCACCAACGCCAAAAGCACGTGAAGAGTTTGGTGCAGACTATGTAGTGTGGATGGATACTATCAAAGAAGGTAGATTCGAAGATACAAACGCAATGTATGTACCTTTAGAAAAAGATCAATATGACTATCATGTATCTGAGTGGTTTGAAGATACTCATTTACAGTTAATGCAAATAGTGTCAAAGTATTTAGAAGATGGAAAATAAAGTATCCCCTAAGCGTCACTTAGCAAAGGCAATAACGTGGCGTGTTATAGCAAGTATTACTACAGTACTTATTGCATGGTATTTTGGATTGCCTCCAAAAGCAATAGGAGCAGTATTCATAGCAGACTTAGTTATCAAGTTTGCTTTGTATTATGCTCACGAACGTGTGTGGTATAAACATATACAGTATGGAGTTAAAGAATGAGTTTTGATTGGCAAAAACCTACAGCACAAATGTTAGGCAGATGGCAACCGTGGCACGATGGTCACACAGCACTATTTAAAAAAGCACTTATGGAGACTGGCCAAGTAGCCATTATGATACGCGATGTCGGCGGCATCGTAGGGCAAGATGCAGGTGCTGGACGTACTGTAGCACAAGACGATAACCCATTTGACTTTGAAGTAGTTTATAACAATATTGAAATGGGACTAGCCGAAGCAGGATTTACATATGGCATAGAATATATTATAATGAAAGTTCCAAACATTGTAGATATTAGTTATGGCCGTGGTGTTGGTTACACATTTACACAACACGACTTAGGTGAAGAGATACACAATATTAGTGCTACACAGATTAGAGCTAAACTAAGAGAAGAAGGTAAACTATAATGCCTGATATTGATATTGACTTTGCTGACAGAAATATTATACTATCTAAACTAAAGCATCGTGTAGCTAAACTCGACAGCGGCAAGAAGCATAACACCGGCGTATATGTAACTGAGATACCACATAACCCGTTTAACGAAATTGCAACAATCGAACACAAGGCAGCAGAAGACCGCGGCTACTTTAAATTAGACTTTCTAAATGTAAGCATTTATAAAGATGTAAAAGATGATAAACACTTAACAGCACTTATGGAGCGTGAACCTTTATGGGAACTTTTACAACACGAAGAATTTGTGGATCAACTATTTCATTTACACGGGCATACGGAAATACTCAAGAAGACTTGCCCTACTTCCGTGGAACAATTAGCTGCCGTCCTTGCTATGATAAGACCAGCGAAGAGACATTTGATTGGGAAGACATGGAACGAGATAATGAACGAAGTTTGGACTAAGCCGGAAGACGATGCTTACTACTTTAAAAAAGCACACGCAATGAGTTATGCGTTTGCTGTAATAGTACATATGAATTTATTATGTGAGGAATTTAATGACAGTAAAGGTTAAATTTTATTCTAAATTTAAAGAGTTAGAAATGTCTCTGCCGCCGGTTCCTGCTAGTAAATTTTGGCCTGAATGGTTTAAAAACCAAAGACCAATTATAGACGGTAACGATCAACAATATGCAAGTACTGTACGTAAATGTCCGGCAATACTGGATATTCTTAGTACTGGTTATATTATTCCTTTATGGAGTGATTTTAAATTAAAACGTACAAATAAAAATGAAATGGGTTACTTAATGCCTCCAGCAGCTTCAGAATTATTTGGAGGCATTACTACACATGCTAAACCTCAAATTGATAATTATCCTTTTGACAATGATACATTTCCGGGCAGTGTAAAATTTATGAATCCTTGGGGAATAGTAACTCCACCAGGTTATAGTTGTATGGTTGTTAGTCCGTATTATCATTCTCATCCTCATATACGAGCAATGAACGGAATTATTGAAACAGACAGATATCACGAAGCACATATTAATACATTTTTTAATGCAAAAATAAATGAAGAAATTGAGCTTAAAAGAGGAATGCCGCTAGTCCAAGTAATTCCGTTTAAAAGAGAAGAATACGAAATGGAAACAATTACCGGAGACGGTCGTAGTTGGATTAGCAGAATTCGTGATTTTGTTTCTGATACTCAGTTTCTTGGTGACGTAAAAAGATATAGAGACGAGTTATATACTAAACGTTATAAGTAATTTTAATTTTTAGGATTCTTTATAAGTTGGACATTTTTACGTTTCACTCGTTTGACTGCTAAGTTATTTAGATTAACACATGGTCCTAATGTAACCTTTACATCTTTAGAATTCATAGTCATGAGTGCATAACGAAATAATTCCATTTCTCGTCTTAAAAAGATATTAATAGGAATCATTCGATTTGACTCCCACCACCAAGCTTCGCCTGCTTCTAAAAATAATTCTTTATCCTGCACAGACCTTAACGAAGTAAAGACATACATAGTGGTAACATGCTGATCTTGATTAGCAATAAGACCAACGTATTCGTTCCCCCCGTAAGTTACTACGCTTATAAATGGATAATTTTCTTGTATGTCTTTTGTTAACATGTTATTCCGATAAATATAATTATGCAATTAATACCTAGATATTTAGTCTCAAACAAAACTACAATTGTAGCTAATGAAGCAGGATTCGTCACGGAGTACAAACCAGTGTATCAAAAACATATAAACATATATAAAGGCATTGATAATGTCTTAGAATTTAAAATTTTAAATGTAGATCAAAAATCAATTGATTTAACAAATTATATTACAAAGTTTCAGGCTTACGATGAAACTAACAGACTTGTTATTGAGCACGATGGTATTAATGTAAATGCTACAAAAGGACTAGTTAAAGTTACAGTTACACAAAATGATTTACTTAATTTTGATCAACAATACTTTAGCTATAATATTCACTTAGTTAATCAAAATTCTGAGTCTGTAATAACTTATACAGATTCGCATTTTGGTATGAATGGTACTATATATGTTAGTGACGAAGCAATGCCAGGACCAGCAGATACAGCAGAAGTTTCTGCAATATCAGTTCTTGGTAACGACGAATGGGAAATTGGTCCAGTGACTGCCGAACCGGGAATTAATGGTAACGAAGCTCTCCATACAGCAGCAATATATACATCTGGATATATTGGAGATGTAATTGTACAAGCAACATTAGATAGTCAAGTAACTAATCAAACTAACTGGGCAGATGTAACTACAGTTACATTTACAGGTTCTGAAAATCAACCCAAGGCTATAAACTTCAACGGAGTATTTAATCATTTAAGATTCTATACGCAATCAGATCCAACAGATAAAATAACTAAAATCTTAGTCAGAAACTGATTGACAACTCGCACACTCTGCGCTATAATAAGAGTATGAGTGTAGTTAATGAAACAGTTCTGACATACTTGCCTGCTAAGAGGAAACAAACTCCTAGTGGCTGGCTAAGTTTCAATGCGCCCTGTTGTCATAACAATGGCAACAGTGCAGATACTCGTGGCAGGGGTGGTTTAATTAGCAACCCCGATGGAGGCGTAAGTTATCATTGCTTTAACTGCGGCTTCAAAGCATCCTGGCAACCGGGCAGGAATTTCTCACACAAGTTACGAAAACTCCTACAGTGGATGGGAGCGCCTGACGATATAATCAATAAGGTGGCGTTGGAAGTGATGAGAGAGAATGAAGGTGTAGAGGCTAAAACACGCATTGCCGAACTGCCCTCATTCAACACTGTCCCGTTGCCAGAAGATGCTATAAAGATTACAGACATTACAGACTTTAATAAGTTTAGTATGGCAGTGCTTGAGTATATGGCTGCACGTAATCTAAATGTAGATGATACAGACTATTACTGGTCACCTAGCTTAGGCTATCGTGATAGATTGATTATACCATTCTACTTTGAAGGACGTATAGTAGGATGGACGGCAAGAACTATCACAGCAGACAAAAAGCCCAAGTACCTTACAGAAGTACAGCCGGGCTTTGTATACGGACTAGACGAACAGGGCTACAACAAAGTATTTGCTATTGTGTGCGAAGGTCAACTAGATGCTATTCATATAGAAGGCTGCGCAATAGGCGGGTCAGAAATTTCTGACCAGCAAGCAATGTTGTTAAATAGACTACAGAAGCAAATTATTGTTGTGCCTGATAGAGACAGTGCAGGTAAGAAACTTGTCGAACGTGCTATTGAATTAGGTTTTAGTGTTAGTATGCCTGAGTGGACTGATGACATAAACGACATAGGCGATTGCGTACAACGTAACGGTAGACTATATACACTACATAGTATTGCAACTAGTGCATTAGATAGCGCACTTAAAATTAGACTAAGGGCAAAGAAATGGTTTATATAAAAAAGTTTTGGGGGTGGATTGCAACTCCGTATCGACGTTATAAAGAACGCCGAGCAATTAAAAAACGTTTAGAAGAACTTAAAAAATCAGATCCGTTTATTTACAAATGATCACATGGGGCATATCAGCAAATAGTCACGATGCTGCACTAGCAGTGTTTACTGACGAAGGACTAGAGTTTGCTAGTCACGCCGAACGCTTTAGTGGAGTTAAGAACGATGCACATCTTAATAAAGAGATAATTAACTATGCACGTCGATGGGGAGAGCCTGATGAAATTATTTGGTACGAAAGACCCTTTAGAAAAACTCTTAGACAGCTTCGAGCAGGACAAGGATTCAACTTTAGGGAAAACAATATCAATCGTTATCTTCGATCTTATGATATATCTGCTCCTATTAAGTATACTAGTCATCACCATTCCCATGCTGCTGCCGGTTTTTATACTAGTCCTTTTGCAGAAGCCACTGTTGTTTGTATTGACAGTATTGGAGAATTCGAAACGCTGACTATATGGGAAGGCAAGGACAACGGACTAAAGCAAGTTTATAGTCAAGGGTATCCGCACAGCATAGGACTATGGTACAGTGCAATGACGCAACGTGTGGGCCTTAAGCCTAACGAAGACGAATACATCCTAATGGGTATGGCAGCATATGGGGACCCCCATAGACTGTTTATGGACATACTCAACGACTTTATTGACAAGACTGGTATAGGGTACGATCCTAAGATTAAAATAAAGCATAACCTACATCGAGGGTGCAAGTGGTGGCGTCCTGATCTTACTACCGAACAAGACATGTATGACATTGCAGCAGCTACCCAAAAGGTATATGAATATATACTATGTAACACTCTGCTATGGGCCAGTAGAAACTTTGCTAGCAAGAACCTTGTACTCATGGGAGGGTGTGCGCTTAACTGTAGTGCTAACAGTATTGCTTATCGCTTTTACGACAACGTATGGATTATGCCCAACCCAGGAGACGCAGGCAGTGCTATAGGTGCTGTGCTTGCACACAAAAAAGAAACATTGCCTATGACACATGCGTACTTGGGCTACAACATCGAAGGAGAGTATCCAGTTGAAGAAACAATCAGCGAACTCAAGAAAACGGGAATCGTGGGTGTTGCGAATGGTAGGGCGGAGTTTGGCCCTCGTGCTTTTGGCAATCGCAGCCTACTTGCTGATCCCCGTGGTAACGACATCAAGCACAGAGTCAATGACATCAAGCAGCGACAGCAGTTCCGACCCTTTGCCCCAGTGGTGCTCGAAGAGTATGCAAGTGACAATTTTGAAGGGTACTACAACAACTATATGCAGTTTACCTCCACCTGCACCAATCCAGACTTGTATCCTGCCATCGTACACGCAGACGGCACCAGTAGAGTCCAAGTGGTACCAAGAGATGGTAGCGGAATACGAGCTTTGTTAGAGCGTTGGTATGAAGAAACAGGATGTCCTATGTTACTAAACACAAGCCTAAATATCAAAGGAAAACCGATGGTAAATGATAAACAAGATGCACAGGAATTTACAAAAAAGTATGGAGTTAAAGTATGCAGTTAGAAGATGGTATACATTATAAAGTGGTAGATGATTTTTTGCCACAAGATCATTTTGACGAAATTCAAAATTATGTTATTTTAAATAAAAATAATATGTTAGGCTGGACATTTGTATCTAATATTAATACTAAACATACTGACAATGATAATAACTGTTACTTCGAACATCTTATATATCATCAAGGGCCGCAAAGTGCATTATATGAATTATTTGATCCACTGTGGAATATGTTACAAATTAAATCATTAATTAGAATAAAAGCAAATTGTTATCCTGCAAAAGATACTTTAGTTACACATGCAGCACACAAGGATGCTGAATTTGATCATAACGGTGCTATCTTATCGTTAAATGACTGTGACGGTTATACACAATTACTCGACGGGACTAAAATAGAAAGTAAAGCAAATAGATTATTAATTTTTAATGCAGGGTTAGACCATAGCAGTACTAATTGTACTGATCAAAAAGCAAGGTTTAATATTAATATAAATTATTTCTAATTGACATATGTTGTAAAAGGTTATATAATATACACATGACTAGACAAAATACAGATTACGGATACGATATACAAAAGGTATATCTTGAAATGTTTATGACAGACGCTGAGAGCTTTGTACGCTGTCAGGGTGTGTTTGAACCTAATACATTTGACAGACGCTTAGTAGAACCAGCTAAGTTTATTAAGACATATGTAGAAGAGCATAATGCACTGCCTACATTTGATATTGTTAATGCAGCAACTGATAGTAACTTAAAACATCCAGGAGATCTTGCAGAGAATCACTATGATTGGTTGTTGCAAGACTTTGAGACATTTAGTAAACACAAAGCACTAGAAGCTGCTATTCTTAAAAGTGCAGACTTGTTAGAGAACGGTGAGTATGGCGCATGCGAAGACCTAGTCAAGCAAGCAGTACAGATTGGTCTGCAAAAAGATCTAGGTACGGATTATTTTGCAGATCCAAGAAGCAGACTTGAAGCAATCAAAGACAAGAACGGACAAGTAAGCACAGGCTGGCCTGCACTTGACAAGAAACTGTTTGGCGGATTCAACAGAGGCGAGCTGAATATCTTTGCAGGCGGATCAGGTTCGGGTAAAAGTTTGTTTATGGCGAACATGGGTGTTAACTGGTGTTTAGCAGGTATGAATGTTATGTACTTAACATTCGAGCTTAGTGAAGCACTGGTTAGTATGCGTCTTGATGCAATGACTACAGAAATTCCAAGTCGTGATGTATTTAAGAGCATCGACGATGTTGAAATGAAAGTTAAGATGATTGGCAAGAAGTCAGGAGCCTTCCAGGTCAAGTATATGCCTACAGGCAAGAACGCAAATGACATTAGAGCATACTTAAAAGAATATGAGATCAAAACAGGACGTAAAGTAGACGTACTACTAATTGACTACTTGGATCTTATGCATCCAATTGGACAAAAGATTAGTGCAGAGAACTTGTTTGTTAAGGACAAGTATGTATCGGAAGAGCTACGCAACTTGGCAATGGAACTAAACTGTATCTTTGTTACAGCATCGCAGTTAAACAGATCGAGTGTTGAAGAGATTGAGTTTGATCACTCACACATCTCGGGTGGTATATCTAAGATCAATACAGCAGATAACTTGATTGGTATCTTTACAAGTAGAGCAATGCGCGAACGTGGACGCTATCAAATCCAGCTTATGAAAACACGTAGTAGTTCGGGTGTTGGCATGAAAGTTGATCTAGGCTTTGATGTAGACACATTACGTATCTTTGATATTGGCGACGAAGATGATGATAATTATTCAAACGCAAATAGTACATCGGGATCTAGTTCTATTGTTGATGCGCTAAAACGTACTAATACTCCCGAATCAATTAATGAGTCTCCAGACGAAGGAGCGCCTGTAAAGAAAATAAAAGCAGAAGCAGATTCAGGTAAGTTAAGAGACTTTTTAAATAGACTAGGTTAATCTATTGCTACAAGTAGTTGCTTATCTTTTTCGTGTTGAAAATGTATCATAGGCTGCCAATCAGTAGTACCTAACGTTTTATTTTCATTTAAACTATTAGCAAATTCTCTACTACGAATTTTAGCTTGCTCGAGACTAGCAAGTTTTTTCATTCTTTCAGTTTCTGTTGCTAGAACTAATTGACGTATTTTTTTTGTTGCTGGGCTATATGCTTCTACAATATAATACGGTTTAAATTTTTTTGGATCTGACATAGTGTCTCCTTTCTTATATTTAATAAATATAAGCAAAGGAATAACATTTTATGACAGTACCAGTACGTAGCCTACGATTACAAAAAAGATCAGCAAGAAGTCTTGATACCCTAAGCGGAGCATCTGGTGAAATCTTTTTTGATGCAGACCAAAACACATTAAGAATTTATACTGCTAACCAAGCAGATAGTATTGTGTTAGCTGACCGAGAATGGGTTGATGAAAACACTTTTAGCGGCAACTATGCAGAGTTAACTAATACTCCTTTCATACCAACAGATGTTAGCGAACTGTCTGATAGCGGTAATACTTTGTTTAGTGGCAATTACTTAGATTTAGTTGGTGCTCCTGACTTAGACAGCCTTAGTGTAGATATTAGCACAATTGATAGTATAGGTGATGTTGATACATCTACTAATCCTTTAGTAGCAGGACAGCTATTAGAATGGGACGGCAGTAATTGGGTTAACACTACTGTAACAGGATTTACAGATACTAACACTACGTATTCTTTTGGGATTGCTACTAACGTTGACGGCGGCGTTGATTTAAATTTAACCGATAGTGATGCTAATGTCGAACCAGTAAATGTAGTTGGGTTAAACGGTATTGACGTTGTATTAAATTTAAGTGGAAACTTAGAAATACAAAATAATACAGTATACACTATCGATGAGCTTTCTAATGTTAATATTTCAAATCCAAGTACCGGCCAAGCAGTAATATGGGACGGCACACAATGGGCAAATGGTAGCGCCGCAGCGCAAGGAGGTGTTGCACTTTCAGATTTAAGCGTAGGTCCAGCAGCTAGTGCTTCTAGCGATGGCGCTATATCATACGATAACACTACCGGAGTCTTTACATATACACCCCCAGATCTCACAGCGTATGCAGCATTAACTGCGTTTAGTGTATCAGTTGGTACAGCTCAAAGTGCAGGTAATTTAAGCTATAATAGCGATACAGGAGTATTTACGTTTAATCCAGCTAACTTGTCAGGATACGCACAACTTGACGATTTAAGTGTTACACAAAATGCTGCAAGCGGCTCAGGTTCGTTAAGTTATTCTAATAGTACCGGAGTATTTGAATATACTCCTCCTGATTTATCTGGCGCAGGTGGAGGAGAAGTTATAGATGATACTACTCCGCAACTTGGCGGTAATTTAGATCTAAATACATTTGATATTATCGGCCCAGGCGATATTAACGTTTCAGGCTCCGGTACGTTTACTGGACCAATTAGCGCATCTAGTTTCTCAAGTAGTGCAACAGGTGCTCCATCAATTACAAGTGCAAGCACAATTACACTAACAGCACCAGATGGCATTATTGCAGACGGATTTATAGTAAAAAATACTATCTCTTATAATGTAAACGCTGCTACATTTGATTTTGATTGTGGTAATGGTGATAGTATCTTTACAGTTGCTAATAATAGCACTTCTGCAAATTACACAGCAAACTTTACTAACTTTCCTATTAGTGACGGTAGCAATAAGCATACAAGAGTTGTAATATACGATATATTTGGTACAGGTCCAACTGCTATACAAATAGGAGGATCAGCTGAAAGTGTAGCTTGGAGTGGAGGCATTACTCCTACGTATTCAGGGGCATCAAGAATTACATTTGATATCTTTAGTAGTGGAGGAAGCAATCTTACAGTATTTGGATTTGTTGATACAGGCTGGAGCACTTAGTGGAACGAGAATACACAGTAGTAGCAAACACTAGAGAAGACTTGCCCGCACTTGAAGCAGAGATTACTGCGAGCAGTGGAGCAGGCCCTATACCTAGTCGCTCAGTAGACGTTGCTAACCCACGCCCTGGATCAAAGATACAAACACACTTTATGCTTACTGATGAAGAAGCAGAAGCTCTACGTAGCGATCCTAGAGTACGTGCTGTAGAGATACCTCCGGACCAACGTGACGATATTAGCATTGGACTAAACGCATCACAATCAGGTACATTTTTTAGAGGTAGTGGTTTAGACAACAATTATGTAAACTGGGGCCTAAGACGTTGCATGGCTGAAGCTAACAATTTTGTTAGTGGTGGTAGTAGATCAGATACTATAGAAGGTGGCTACGAATACGCAATGGACGGAACAGGAGTTGATGTAGTAATACAAGACAGTGGCATAGATCCTGATCATCCGGACTGGAATGATTATAACGGCACATCGAGACTACAACAAATTGATTGGTATACTGAGTCGGGTGTTGTAGGAACACAGAGTCAAGACCATTACAGAGACCTAGATGGACACGGATCACATTGTGCAAGTATTGCCGCTGGACTGTTGTATGGATGGGCTAAAGGTGCGCAAATATACTCACAGAAACTAGGAGGCCTAGAAACGCTACAAGGCAGTGACGGAACTGGAATTCCAATTGCTGATGCATTTGATTGTATACGTCTTTGGCACACTGCAAAAACAAACGGCCGTCCGACAGTTGTAAACATGTCGTGGGGATATGGTGCTAACGTAACTGGTGATCCAACCAGCGGCACATACAGAGGAACAGCTTGGACATATGGTGTTGACTATACTAACAGAGCACAACTAATGGCTGCTACAGGTGTAAGTCAAAACTTCTTTGGTGGCGGAACAAGTCATCGTATTCCTGTTAGAGTAGCAAGTGTTGATGCAGAAGTTGACGACATGATTCTCGATGGCATACACGTTTGTATTGCAGCTGGCAACAATCTACACAAAGCAGACTTGCCTGCAGGTGCTGACTACGATAACACATCAACATTTGGCGGTACATCTAGAACCTATCACAGAGGTAGCTCGCCTTATAGTTTAGATGCGTTTATGGTAGGCAACATAGACAGTGGAGCACAAACAAGCGGTGGTGCAACAGATAACTCAATACTATTAGATCAAACTAGTTCAAGCACAACACGTGGTCCAGGAGTTAACATATTTGCACCAGGAACAGACATAATGGCAGCTACTAGTACAGGTTACGACACAGGTAGTTATTCGGTTACTGGTTATCCGGGTACTCCAGGATTTCCTATTATGAGCATTAGCGGAACATCAATGGCAAGCCCACAAGTATGCGGAGTAGTAGCACAACACCTTCAGGTATTTCCAAACCTAACACCTGCACAAATGCAAACAAGAATATTTAATGATTCAAAGTCAGTACTGTTTACCACAAACTCAGACACAGACTACGAACGTATATACGACAGTCTAATGGGAGCACCTAATCGTATGCTCTACAGTAGATACGGCAAGCAAGCAATAACAGTGAATACTGTAGATTTATTAGAAGCAATATCTGTTACATAAGGAAATTATAATGGCTAAAAAAGATCCATCCCACATATATGCAATACTAGCATACAGCAAACAAGAAAACACAACCAAAAGAATTTTTGACGAGGACAGTTTACTTGCTCCGTATCAACACACCACACAGCTCAAGCTAGCAGAACAAAAGGCAATTGCATTTGCAGCACAACTAAATCAGCAGCGACACAAAGGAGCAACTGACTGGGTTGCTAGAACCGAACGTCAAGAATACAAACCTTCAGGACTAGTACGCGGTGCTCAAATCCGTAGACCAAAAATAGGCTAGTAGTGTAAGTATACACATGCCCAAGAAACAAACAGCGTTCTATCAATACAGTTGCGAGCTGCAAATTGCTATCCCCCATCTTGCTTTTAGACAAGCAACAGAAATACACATGGAAAAAATGCTGCGTAGAAAAATCTCGCACACAAAAACTGTAGATTGTTTGCCCATGTGGTATTACTTTTACTGTGTGGACATAGAAGATCCTCTTACTATAATGCAGCATCCCAATGATGATGTAGAGCTACATCCAGGACAGAATAGATTTATCGGACGCAGCATACGCGGCGATAAGCCTTGGGTTCCAGCTAGAATAATCTCAATTGGTCAAGAGTGGAAATATCATTTGAATGGCATTAGAGAAGTGCGCATGATGGACAACAGGACGTTTGAATACGAAACCAAAGAAGACTTTTATTCACAAGTAGATCTCTACACATGGAGTCACGGCAGTTATGCACCCACTCGCGGTGACTGGCTCACATATCCTGAGCGTTGGGCACAACAGCATCTAGGTGAATGGGGCGGAAAAATATATCTGCCCAACCGCAAGGTACATATTATAAATCGTCATGCTAAAAAATGGCTAGTAGAAGATGTGCGAACCCACCCAGGTCTTATGAGTGCTGTGCAAGAATTGTTTCGCAAACTCAAACAAAAGCAAGACAAATACCTACGTAAAAGCCTCAAAGCTGCTAGAGATTAACTTTGCCCACTACAACGATACACAACACACATATAAAAAAAGAAATCCACTAACCATAACGACAGATACATTGCATAGCCCTGCAACACCCCGTAAATAACGATTTACAAAAAGATGGTAGTTTATACTCAACCCACTAGTGTAAAACAGCACTAGCCCACACAAGCCGCAGAGCGGTCCGCGCAAATTCTAGACAGCCGCGAAGCGGTAAACGCTTTTTGCAAAATTTTTAGCGTTTACCTAAAACAAGCTCAATCAATGCACACGGGTGTAAAGCTAGTGCTGTCCGATAGTATCAACAAGCCTATGATTCTATCTCTATCCGATTCAAACACAATACGCGATGCGCTTGATTGTGATGTATGGATGCCTCTTAAGAATAGTTCTACTGTAGCACAGTATGTGATTGACTCTTTTAGTATAGTAGATGTTGGTTCTGGATTGTATACTAGTTTGACTTCATACATATATAAGACTCTTTAATAAAGTGTATGCACAGTGCGGTCAGCTAGTCTGCTGAGTGTATATAGCGTATAACGCATATCTGTTGACATGTGTTCAAACTGTGATGCGCACTGTGCATACACTATTACTTATATTAGAGCTAGCGTGGTTCCACAGTTAAGAGGTTCTGTTTTACATACACTAGAGCTAAAGCTCTAACACGCTACGCTAGTTCGCTTGCGTGTGTTTGCTTCGCTTTACTGTGTAGCGTAAGTTAGGTCCGAAATGGGTCCTGCAGGGTAAAAATTTTGCTGCGCAGTTTTTTTAGGTGAAGTACTTACAGAAGTGGGGTGGTGATTTTGCCTCTGTACGTTTTTAAATCATTAAGCGCAGCTAAGTTGTTGTTTTTAAAAGTCTTTTATACCCCACCGTACCCCCGACGCCTCGAGAAAAATTTTTTTTTTTGAAAAAGAAAAAAGACAAGTGTTGCCACTTGCCTTTCTCTTACATGCAGATCTGAGCCTGCCGTCTACACTCTTATTGTTCTCTAGTCTAGTCTGCTACCTGCGTAGGCTTTGTCAAAGCCATACTTCTTAAGCACATCAGCTGCTGCTCTAGCACCTGCTTCTAGTGTGTCCACGTTCTGTGTAGGATACTTACTAGGGTTCCATATCTGGTAAGCGCCGTTGTAGGCTTTGTTAATACCTGCTTGTTTCATAGCACGACCCAACTTGGTGTTGCCTTTAATGCCGAAGATGTCTACCCAAGCAAAGCCACAAGCACCCCAGCCACCATTGGGGAAGTGTGTGTTCTCAAAAGCATCAGCTGCTTCATATGCTGCTTCAGTTGCTTCACGTAGTGCTTGCTTGATTGTGTTTACTGTAATGTCCATAGTGTTTAGCCCTCTTGCTATGTTTAACTTACTCTATTAGTATAGCATCTATATGCTATGTGTCAACCCCTAATGGCTCTGCTTCAACACTTGCTTCTGCCATTTCAAACATTGCATACAGCATGTCAATGCACTTGGCTTCGTTCTTCATGCTCAATGGCAGCTCACGGATCAGTTCTTCTACTGTGTCTAGTGTTGTGTCCAATTGCTCAAGTGTGTGTGCTACAGTCTTCATAGTGTTCTCCTTAGTACAGTTCGTATACAGTTGGTGCGTTTAGATTGTTTGCGTTACAGTATGCTTCAAGCTCACGGCATACTGTAGCTAGGAAGCGATACTTGCGCTGTGCTTCTGCGTTAGATATCTCTCCATCACAGTGCAAGTTCTCTGGCGATAGTTTGCTGTCCAGTGTACGTGCCAAGTCATTCACTTGAGTCTGGCTCAGTGGAAATGTCATTGGAGCTGTGTTGAAGAATGCGATCCAACGGTTGTTGTCATCGATGAAGTTCTTTAGGTTTTGCATGTGTTTGCCCTCTATTGCTTAACTGTTATATACAGTATATGATCAATTAGAGGATATGTCAACCCCTAATTGCAAAAAAGATCAAAAAAAAGCCCTAGCATTGGACGAGGGCACATCCTGCTAGGGCTTAGTCTAGGAAGCAGAGCGTGAGGGCATACGCTGTTCCACTACCTTAGTTACCTTGCAGCTCTAATGGGCTGCTTCGGTGTACACACACTCGGACGAGGGCTGTCCTCCTGTGTGTTCGAACTAGCACGAGGGCACATGCTAGTTCTACAGTATGCGGAGCTCTATGCTCGACGCATCACTGTATTCTCTGCCATTGCTTCCCACTTGGTAGGGAACGCTTCGGCTAAGTCTGCTACCTTGAGCACTGTACGCAAGCTCAGTTCGCGCAGACGATTTTTATTAATATCTACAAAGTCCATGATGTCCTCTTTGACTTCATCATCAATCTTGCGATCGTCTAACATACCATCCGACACCACTTGCTTGATGCGCAGTACTTTGTCCTTGTCCGTATCGATAGTCAAGTCCATGTAGTGGCAACGGCTCTCTAGCGCACTCAAGTGCTCACGCAGTTTGCCTTTGACTTTGTCGAACTTCAAGTTGGTAATGAAGATCGCACTTGCTTCGAACTTAAACTTGTCCGGCACACCTTCGTTGCGCAATTTGAAGCTGTCGGTGTTCCAATGGATCCAACGATTCTTCTTTGAGTCTAGTGCTGCTTTCAAAATATTAAGGCTTAGATCATCTTGGAAGATGCTGTCACAGTCATCGAACACAACAACCTTGCCTTTGTCTGCCATGTTAAACAGTTTGCAGTAGAGTCCAATTGGGCTCATCGCACCTTTGATCACTTCGTGTGTCTTGCCTGCACCCAGTGTCTCCATCATAGCATAGCGTTCTAGTACTTCTTCTACACCGTGGCTCTTGCCTACACCCGGAGGGCCGCTAACGATCATTGCTCGAACGCTGCCTTTCTTGACGGCTTTGGTCATATCTTTGAGCATGTCAAACCGTTCGCGGATGCGCTCTACAATCTCAGCGTCTGACTCTTCGCGTTCGGTTGTCTCGACATTTGCTCCAACCTGCTCGTAACCCTCCGGGCCAGCAACCTTGATCTTGATGTTGCGATCCGGAAACCCATTTACTGCCGCGCCGTCGACAGTTACGTAACCTCCTCGAGCTCCTACTTTGAAACCTTCTACTAGTGGAAAGACCATGCCTGTCATGTCTACATCTTTACCACGAATCTTATATGTGCCTTCTGTAATTCTAACGTTTGTCATATCGCCCTCTTTGTTTCTAACTATACGTATACTATACTATCAGTTTCGAATCCTGTCAACCAAAGATTCGTCTGTTTGTTCAACAATTAATTTAGCACCAGAGTTGATTTGGCTGCGAGCAAAGTCACTCAGCTGCTGAGTCTGCTCAGGGAATGTGGTCATTGCAGCCACACCAATCACGATACCAATTGCTAGTTTGATCATCTTAAAACTCCTCCGGATAACCACGTGTAACTGAGTTACCACGCTTGGGCGACACTACCATCACCTGCTCTTTGAGGAAGTCACGATAGTCTGCATCGTCTGGCAGCTTGCTGATCCACTCAGCTTCTGACTGCCACTCTACTGGAAACTCCTTAGCACCAATGCCATTCTCCATTGCAATTGCTGCAACGAACGCAACAGCATCCTGGATGCGATCCAAGTCCTGGACTAGGTAGTCACTGCCACCCTTCATCTTCCAGTATGCATTGCCTGAGGAGAACTTACCGTCCTCGCAGTGTGCGCCGTAGTTTTCAAGGAACTGTGTTGTGATTACGAAATTCATTTGCAAACCCTCTTGCTGTTGCCCTAACTGTTATATACAGTATATGATCACTTGCGCTCGATGTCAACCTTTTTCTGCATGAATTTGGAAATTAATTCCATGTCAGCTTCGGAGAAGTCGTTGCGGCCTGTGCCAAATGGAGCACCATAATGAGTGAGTGCATTGCCTACATGGCTTAGATCGTTGAGTGTACGCAAGCCGTTATCCGTTACACCTTTGAGTCCGTGGATCTTACCGTACTCTTCGGAGAAGTCCATCATCTCGCGTCCAATGGAGATCAGTTTGCGTTCTTGTGCTGTTGCTTCGTAGAATGATTGTGCCATGTTTGCCCTCGTTTGTTTAATTGTTATATACAGTATACGCTCACTTAGAACGTTTGTCAACCCCTAATTTGGGAGTCCGCTCCAATCATCACATGGATCATCATACATTATGCTGGCTCCTCTTCACCAAAGGTTGCATCATCTAACTCGGCCAACTCTTCTACTTCACGACCTTCTGCGAACAACAACAACTCTACAGCCAACATCCGTGCTTGGTGCTTGGTCAACTCTATGTGATTGTGAAAGCCATCTGATGTAGTAGGTTTCTGGAAGCCTCGTGGTTTGCGTTGAGTTATCTGTATGCAAGTCAATCGATCCTTGCCACCCCAGAAGCGAGTCTGAGTCAATTCGTTCTGTGCTACACAGTCTGGGACGTTTCTTAATTCTGTTGACATTTGGATTGCCCTCCTAATTTCTAACTATACATACAGTATATGATCTAAAGTTGAGTTTGTCAACCCCTAATTTAATCTAAATCACATTCCCACACATCATTGCGGAACTGTGCTCGCAGCGCACCTAGCGGATAGTCTGCGTGTTCGAACAGCATGTAAGGTGCACCATCATAGTCCAACTTGATTGTGTGTACAGTGACTTCGTCCATTGGCAACCACTTTGGTGCTTCGATGCTTCCGTTGTATGCTGAGTTGAATACTTTGATCATTGGATGCCCTCCATTGCTTCTAACTATACATACACTATAGCACAGGATTCTTTACCTGTCAACCGAAAAAGTACGGGGAGGAGCAATTAATTCTCCTACGATGAGGGCGGTCGCTTAGAGTATGCTACCACTCCCCGTATTCTGGTGCCGCCACCGAGACTCGAACTCGGACGCCATAAGCGAGGGATTTTAAGTCCCTTGTGTCTACCTATTCCACCATGGCGGCTTATGTCCACGCCAACCCCGGGCAAATCTATTAATAGTCCCAGAGCCTGACAGTCGCTATGTGATCTCCTACCTCAGCGTAATCGGTAAGGAACGCTGTCGTTGTTGGCCTGCCCTGCAGGATTCGAACCTGCGACCCACAGCTTAGAAGGCTGTTGCTCTATCCAGCTGAGCTAAGGGCAGTTATTTGGTGGGCCCTCCGAGACTCGAACTCGGAACCTACGGATTATGAGTCCGGTGCTCTAACCAATTGAGCTAAGAGCCCTTAGGATCTTACGATCCTGAAAAAGCAAACTCCTCTTGTATATCAGATTCAAACTGAGCAACCTTTTGCTCTGCTTCTTCGATCATGCCTAGCAAGATAACATCTGCTAGGTCTGTGTTGTTGTGTATAATGCGGCGAACGCCTTCAAGTCTTTCGATCAGTTGTAGTTGGTCTACCATTCTGTTTCCCTCTTCGTTTCAACTTATATACAGTATGCACTCGAAAGCGCATACTGTCAACCATTATTTTTAGATATCGTAGCCTTGTGCCTTCAAGCGAGCCACTTCAAGTGTTACCTGAGTCTCCAAGTCGTCGAAGATTGGAAAGCCGTTTGCATCGTTGCCTACGTTATAACGATCGTGTACAATCCAACCTGCTGCGGTGTGCAGGTAAAAGTATTCGCATCCGCTGTCTGTGTAGTATTCAACCATCTCCTGCACAGTGTCAAACTCTTGTGCGTCTACACGAGTCTCGCCACGGTCACGTCCGTAAAATACAGTAACGCCTTCTTCCGGAGTGTCAAAGCTGTGTCCGCTGCCTGGCATTGGAAAAATTTCTTCTGCCATGTAGCTCTGATCGCCTAGCTCTACCATCTGCGCAATCTTGCGAGCCTGTTGGTAGTGCTCTTGCAGCGTACGGCCTGCGCCTACTACATAGCCATCATAGTGTGAATATTTTGCACGGATCTTGCCTTCTGGTGTTTTGTAACCAATTGCAGCTCTAGTTCCCATTGTAGTACCCTCTTTGCTAATTTATATATACACTATAACACAGCTCTTAGACTGTGTCAACCTCTTTTTCATACATTTCTACAGTTTCTTCAAACTGCTCTGCAAGCGAACGCAAGCTCATCATCGCAAACTCTTCTGTGATGCTGCCCGCTTCTGCTTCGTCTAGTGTCCGGATGCGTTCTGCCATCATCTCTGCGATTGCTTTATAGCTGCCACATTCACGTGCTGTCTTCATGCTGTGATCAATAAATGTCATTGTGTTGCCCTCTTTGCTAATTTATATATACAGTATATGATCTAACTGCGGGGTTGTCAACCCCTAATTTGCATATTCACGATTCTTTTTGAGCTGCCACTTCTCTAGCACAGGCAAGCCAAACTCGTCCTCGTCTACGCAGACATATGCCACAGTCTTCTTGACAATACCGTAACGGTAGCCTCGCATGCCGCACACGCCTTCGCCGCCTACCCAAACCTTGTGTGGGAAGTCTTCGCACATGCTGATCGGATCGTCGTTGACACTATACTCGAAATAGTTGCCGGTGTCCCGCTCTACGAAACAACCTATTGGATCTTTGGTGTGTGTCCAGTATGCCATTACTTGTGCCCTTTCAACAGTGCGTGAATCAGTTTGGCTTCTTTGCCTTTGATGCGAGGATCTTTTTTGATCGCTTCATCTACTGCTTTCTTGTTGTAAGTTGCCATTGGAGCCCTCCGTTTGCCTAACTGTTAATAATACTATAACACCGAAGGGCTCACTTGTCAACCTTTTTCTGCGATTTTTCTTCCGATCATGCTGAGTAGTAGACTGCGAGCAAGATCAACACGACCACAATCGATCTGACGCAACACTGCTTCAAGACTCTCCTGACTGGTGTCATAGCCACCTGCGTTAGGTTCAACTGCCCACAGCATAGGGTTCTCTGGTTTACTCATCTGCCATTTCTTCTTCTTTCCACATCTCGAAGTTCTCAACCAGAGCATACTCTTCGTCTAGGCGATTAAACAAGTCCGAACGCTCGTCTTCTGGCAGCTCGCATTGCTCTGTGAGGTTGTCGCAGTATTCGTCGCCACCTTCGCTATGCCAAAAGCCTGCAAAGTCCATACCAGGCTCGTGATAACTTGCCTGGATGTCACAGTTATCCATATCGTCACAGAACTGCTCGTAAGCACCAATAGGCGGAGCCCATGCACTGTCAAACCAACCAGTGATCTCGGCTGTTCCGTCTTCGTTGTCGATATACTCCAATCCTTCGTCGGAGACATCCCACTTGGTGCCCCAACTGTTGACTCGCCACGAATACCAATCTGGACCGTCTGGGTTAGGAGCAGTTGTGCCTTCTAGCTCTTTAGGCATAGGCGCCATTGCATTGAGTAGACCAAAGTCCTCGCCTACGTGAGCATCGTCCCACAGTTGCTTGATGGTCTCAGTTGGACCGGAGATTGTGATTGAGTTGTTGCACCAATTTGGCATAGTAGTTCTCCCTCTTAGTATTCGTCGATTAAAAATGCGTCTTCGTCTTCCTGGAAGCGTTCGGAAAGCTCGTTTGCGTCTAGCATGTCTTCAACTTCGTCTGTTGACATATACTTGAGTGCCATAGTCAGCATGTCTTCTGCTGATACTAGGCCTTCTTCTACCAATGCTAGTGCTGCGTCTCTTGAATCAAACATATTGTTGCCCTCTTTTGTTTAACTTATACATACACTATAGCACGGGTGTATGCAGTTGTCAACCCCTAAATTAAACTTTTTTAAAGTGTGTTACAGCGGGGCCTGCGGGTGTGCGCACTATAGCACAGTGTGCGCTATAGTGCAAGTTTTTTTAACTTTCGTATTTTACTCCTACTAAGCGCAAATAGCGTCCTCCAAATGTAGTATGCACTTTGTCACATCCTACTAGCAGCTTTAACCATTTGCAGTCACCTTCTGTAAAACGTTCTCCTACAATACCAAAGCACAAGTTGCGTTTAGCTGCATCCTTAGCATTGTCTTTCCAAACTACGTTAGTCCAACTGTTCCAAAAACTAGCATTCTTTTCTGCTAGTACAGTTGCAACCAATTTACGTGCTTGTTTAGTGTTTAGTTCATAGCGCATATAAAGCCCTCCATATGCTGTTACGTTATACAAGCACTATAGCATAAACTACAGTGCTTGTCAAGTGTTTTTTAAATTATGTTTCTAAGCTAGCAACTCCGTCGTCTTGCATGCCTTGCTCCGTAAATGTTACGTCAAAGCCTAGCGCAACACTTATGCTCTCCTCAAAGCCATCGTCTGTGTATATGCGCCAATCGCCTGTGCCGTTTGCGTTGTGCTCCACATAAATCATTGTGCTAGTGTCGCCATCCTCATATGTCATCTCATGTACTTCCACAGCACTAACACCTACACGCAAGTCACCTGCATATCCCCATATGCTGCTGCCGTTGCACTCCGCAAAGCCGTTTGCGTCCCAACGTGTTACAACACAGCTATAGTCTTCGTCTGCGTGTGTTGTACGTGTTGTTTTGTTTTTTAATGTAAGCATAGTTTGCCCTCTTTGCTTTGTTAACTTATACATACACTATAGCACAAGTGTGCGCTGCTGTCAACTAAAAAATGCTAACAGCAGCAACTTTTTTATGCAGCAAGCGCACTAGTATACTTTGCATAGTTGTTGCGTAGTTTAGCATACTGCGGATAAGCTGCGTCTGCTTGCTGCTGTAGCTTAAACAATAGCACACTGTTAGCACTAGTGCATGTGTAGTTGGGATAGCTTTTAGCTAAGTGTATAAACTGTTTAGCGGGCACACTTGTTAGCTGCACTGTGCTTGCATGCACACGGTAGTCGCTTGCTATGCTTGCGTTAGCAAACAAATACATAGTTACGTTTAGCATGTTAGTGTTTTTGTTTACGCTTTTAACTAGTGCTAAACGCTGTGTGTTTTTATAGTTTACTAGTACTACGCTGTTACGTTTAATGTTTTGCATATTATAGCCCTCTATGCTGTTAACGTTATATAAACAATATAGCACAAGCAGCGCACTTTGTAAAGTAAAAAATGCGCTGCTGTGTAAGTTTTTTATGCTAGTGCTTCAAATGCTTCATCTATTATATTATGCGCACTTGCGTCACTTGCAAAGCCCTCTTCTTCTGCAAAATCTATGCTGCTGCTACACATAATAACGTCTGTAAGCACATTAACGTTATGTGTTAAAAACACTTGCACAAGTGCGTCTGCTGTTTGTACGTCTGTTGCTACAACTGTGTTATTTACAGTTACAACAATTGCAGCGTTGCAAGCGTTTAAAAATACGTTGTTTGTTTTTGTAGTTGTGTTTTGCATATTATAGCCCTCTATGCTTGTTAACTTATACATACACTATAGCATTAAAAGTGTAGTTTGTAAAGAGAAAAGTTTTGTTTAAAAACAAGCACTTAGCATTTTTCTTGTAAGTGCTTGTTTTTGTTAGTTAAATTTCCTCTAAGCAGCGTTCTACTGTGTCTACTACAACGTAAGCGTCTGCTGCTGCGTTAAGCAGTACTAGTGCTTTTTGTGCTTCTTCAAATGTAGCAAAAGCACTAGCAACGCCTGTTGTTAAGTTACAAATAAAGTACGGAAAGTTTACAACGTTTTGCATATTATACCCTCTATGCTGTTTAAGTTATACATACACTATAGCACAAACGGACACAGCTGTCAACTACTAAATGCATTTAAACGAACAAAAGAACCCTTTGTTTTCAATAGGTTAGCACCTAAAGATTCCTAACGATATCAAACGGTTACATGCTCCAGTATGTCTCGCTGCTAGGTGACATGTAGTTGGGTGTGTTAACTGGCTCCATAAACTCTTTGCCACCAAACCCCTCTAGCACACGGCGCAGCACTTTCTTCTCTATAGTAGTGTGGAAATAGTCTGCCTCTGCTATACCATAACGGAACACAGCATGATTCGGATCAGTCTTCAACAACCCCTCTGCCTTTGCAATTCGAGTGACTGCTGCCTTCGCTGCTGCCATTGTCTTGTAGCTGCAACGGTGATCCGGACGAGCAATACCTGTGCGATCTGGCTTGCCAATAATGTAGGTTGAAGTCTTTTCATATACGTAGTACATAGTAGTGCCCTCTTTGTTTCTAACTTATACATACACTATACAGTCATACTAGCACCTTGTCAACCGATATTTTCGTTTGAGTTCACTAAAATTCCCTCTCACATACTCATCGAACGTATACGGCTGAGTCTGACGCCATGCTTCCCATTCATCTCGGTTCTCCCAATACTGAGTCCACAGATAGGCACGAAAAGGTTTCAATTTAAATTTATTCATCAGTTTCTCCTCTACACTGTAGTATATATAGTATACAACCAAACGACACCTTTGTCAAGACCACAAGCAGCGGGGCCTATAGTATGTTCGAACTGCTCTATAGTGTATAGTTCATCCTATACACGCACTCGACACTATAAGTCATTGATATCATTACACTATACACTATAGTAGAGTCACAGTGCGTGTATAGTGTGTATAGTGTGTATAGTGTGTATATAGAGGCCTCTGGCCGAACGGTAGTAAGTGTTTGAATAATAAGGGAATTATATACACACTCAAAACCGGCCTACAGCAGCGGGGCCTAGTAGGATCTAGAGTGGATTTATGGTAGAGATGGTTCAGGTTTTGGATGAATTGGTGTGAATAAACCATTGATTTTTATACACTTTGGTGTACAATAACGCTAGGTTTTTATACACCATCTCGCGGTGACGAGAGGCATAGTTTAAATACTTTTCGACCCATTTCTGTACGTCTAATATCTGTATGTTTTTGTACACCCTGTTAGATTATTCACGCATAATGCACACACAACCTAGCAGCGGGGCCTCTACACTAGCATGAGAGTGTGCAGCCACGCTCGCACAAGTGTCTCACTCTACTATAGTGTATAGTGTGTATAGTGCGCTACTGCTACTACTACTACTACTACTGTAGTCTATAGTGTATAGCGTATATGCGTTAACCGTAGTGTATAGTTCGAACTCATCTATATACGTGCGCATGTATAGTGTGTGATCTAGCAGCGGGGTCTTTATCGATATTTGTCTGCTGGATTATCACACACTGTACTATCTGATTGTTCGCACAGTTTAAATGTAAGAGCTTTGCGTGGACCACGGGTTGTGTTTAGTGTGACTTCTCCACTCTTTTCATGAAACTCTATCTTAGTTATAGTTGCACGATCATTGTTAGGACCTACTAATATCTCTTGTCCTAGCTCTAGATTTAGATTGATAGTTCTCAGTGTTGCCATGGGAAGTCTCCTTGTTTACTACTAATATTTATTGACACATTCAGCTTGACAATCTAAATCTAGACACTATAATAAGTAGTACAAAGGAGTGGATATATGTATGAATCGATCAATGATGTTGTAGAGGGCACAAGTGTTGCTTGTAAGTTTCGAGTGGAGACTATGTTGGATACCCTAGGTCGTCCGGCACCAAATCTTTCGGACACGCCCTTGGCAGGGGTTGGAGTCTATGAGAGCTTGGGCGTTATTATGCAGCGTGATCATGCTCAGGGTGTGGTCAAGCTAGAAGACACAGCAAGCAAACGTCAGTTTGTTGTGGAGTATGCCAACATATGGGACATCGATGACGTTGAGTGGCAGGACCCATTGGATGGCTAGACGTGTTGAAATACACACTGATAGCTCTTGCGTAGAGTTTGAGTTGGCTGATACCTCAGCTGCAAACGCTTGGTTTGACTATGCACGTGATGTGGTTAGATACACCACCAACAGTTTTTATTGTACGCATGTGTGGAGAGAAGCAGCCACAAGTGCAGAGCAGACCAATTGGCAGCAGATCAAACGTTTGACACAGGAGCTAGACCATCACATTCAAACACTAGTACGTCACACAGGTCAAGACTATGCCAGTGTGAAGGCTGCAATTCGCAGTCTAGAGTCACAGCCCACACAAGCAGCCTGCAACACCATACACAGATTGTTTACCAGTGTGTGTCAATCAGGGCAATTAGCAGAGCACAACTCAGCTGACCTAGAACAGAGTGTACACGCTATCAATGGTTGTGTACACGAGATAGAAGTCAGCTTTGGTCAACCCTTGCGTGAGCAATGGGATGGCAGAGTATTTCAAGTGTTGTTCACCGACGCACTCACACGTGAAGGCGTGGACTTTAGTGTGTGGAACACCAGCCTTAGACATCAACAGTTTGATCATCGCACTCAAAACACTGACTATGATGTGTGGCTCAATGACGACATATTGGGCAAAGATCTACCCAGATGTTTTCTTGATCAAGATGACCCTTGCGAATCAGACATCACAGGCAATCAGTTTCTAACACCCAGCCTTTATTTCGATCTAGATCGACACTATCATCGTATAGTAACAAGCCCAGAGTTTAACACATGGCTGGACGATACCAAGTGTGGCAAAACACTAGACAGATGGCCCTTGGGCACCATTACTAACATAACACAACTGCCTGAGGAATACACTCAGGTCTTGGAGTATAAATTTTATGACTGACAAACGATGCCTTGCGCCTTGGATACACCTACACACTTGGCCCAATGGCAGCACCTATCCCTGTTGTCTAACAGACATGCGAGACATAGTAGGCAACACCAACAACAACACTCTCAAAGAAATATTCAACGACAAACCCATGCGTGATCTACGTTTGGATTTTATAGCAGGCAAAGAACCCAAGACCTGTAGTCGTTGTTTCGAACAAGAGCGTATGGGTCAAAGCAGCCTGCGCAATCATATCGATCGCAATTTTGGACAACACAAAGATCTTATCGCAACTACACTACAAGATGGAACAGTAGAAGACATGCGTCTAGTATACTGGGACTTTCGATTCTCTAACATCTGTAACATGAAGTGTCGCAGTTGTGGACCGCAGTTGAGTTCGGGTTGGTACGAAGATGAAAAGAAACTCAACGGACGTTTGCCTCCGGATGTACCAGATCGAACAATAGAGAGTAACCTATGGGAAGATCTACTACCACATTTTGATTGGGTAGAAGAAATTTACTTTGCAGGCGGTGAGCCTCTTATAATGGAGGAACACTATCGTATTCTAAACAGACTGTTAGAACTAGAAAAAACTGATGTGCGCATACGATATAACACTAACTTTTCAACCATGCGTTACAAAAAGCTAGATGCTATTGATGCTTGGAGTAACTTTAAAAATGTAGAAATTGGTGCTAGCCTAGACGGCATGGGCAAACAAGCTGAGTACATTCGTTCTGGTACTAAATGGCAGCAGGTACTAGACAATAGAGAACGTATGAAACTCAAAGTGCCGCATGCAAACTTCTACATCAATTGTACTGTGAGTGTGCAGAATGCATATCACATTGTAGATTTTTATAAATGGGCTGTTGAATCAGACTTTATTCCTTATGTTGATAGTTTTAGAATTAATATAGTTCAAAACCCTCTCAAATTAAGGATGCAGATGCTTCCTACTCATCATAAACAGGCTCTTACCAAACTGTATAAAGAAACAGCAGAATGGGCCAAGACCAAAGGCAGTAACGGATTGGTAGTAGATCAGTGGGAAAGTTTGATTAATTTCTTAAATGATCAAGATCAGCCTGAAAACTTAGAGCAGTTTAAAACATACATGGGTGCTATAGATAACATAAGGAATGAAAGTTTTGCTGAAACGTTTCCTGAAATGAGAGACCTAATTGAATGAGTAAGCCGTGCTTATTACCATTTATACATTTAGAAACTGACACAGTAGGCAATGTTCGTCCTTGTTGTATGTGGCGCGGCGAACCAATGGGCAATCTAAACAATCAAAGTATCGACGAAGTATGGAATGGAGAGCGTTATTCAGCTCTTCGAGAACAGTTTCGCACAAGCAAACAATTGCCTAGTGGTTGTGAATTTTGTTGGCGTGCCGAACAAGGAGGCATGCAGAGCAAAAGACAAAATGATAATGCTAGATTTGACCATCATCAGCACGGAGTTACGCTCGATGCTCCTGTTTATTTAGATCTTAAACTAGGATCAATATGCAACATTAAATGTCGTACTTGTTCGTCACAGCATTCACAAAAATGGGCTGCTGATGAGAAAATAATATACGGCGAACAACGTTTCCCTACAGTTCTTAATTGGCTAGATGACGACAGTCAGTTTTGGAAAGACTTAGAAAAAATTGCTCCTACTATTGAGTTTATTGATTTTACTGGAGGAGAACCTTTTCTAGTAAAAGGCCACTGGCAACTATTAGAGTATCTTGTCGAGCACGGATACGCTGCTAATATTAAAATACATTACAACACAAACGGAACAGTACTACCCAAGCCAGAGCAACGCGACTTATGGTTGCACTTTGAATGGGTAGAAACTATGTTTTCTTTTGATGGCATAGGCAGCAAGTTTGAGTATTTACGTCATCCTGCACGTTGGGATAAAGTCCTGCATACCTTTAACACAATACTTGATGAAGCTGTTACTCATACAACATTATGTTACACAGTTAGTTTAATGAATGTATTAGACATGAGAGAGTTTGCAGAGTGGGCCCCTGTTGATGTGTATTGGAATATGTTACACGGACCAGAGTATTATAGTATACGTAATCTACCAGAAAATGTAAAAGACATTATTGCTGATAAAATAGATAGACAAGATGTAATAGATTACATGTACGCCGGCGAGCATAGTAAAGGTCTATGGGAAGATTTTGTAAAAACTACAAAACAAATTGATATAATACGTAACGAAAACTTTAGTACAGTATTTCCAGAACTTTCTCAACTAATAAATATCTAACGAGAGTAAATCTACACTAAATATATACAACGCACGTACAAATTTAAACAGGAGAGAAAATGCCTCTATCAGTATCAGTTTACGGGTTCCAGACACAGCCCGGATTTCAAACAGCAGGGCGATGGGCAACTGCAAATGTTGCACAAGAAGACGGAGCCGATATTCTTGTGTATACTTGCCCAGGTGAGCTTATAGCAGAATATATGATTGTTGCTGTTAGTATAACAAACAGAGATGTAGTTGCAGCTAATAACGTAAGTTTTGCAGTATCGTCAACAGAAAAACCACAACCTTATGAGTTTGTTGAATACAACTCTGCACTAGTTCCTGGAGGTACACTAGAAAGAACACAGATTATTCTTTCACCAGGTGACAAAATTGTTGTACGTTGGGGTGTACAATATCCAGGCAATTCGATTACAAGTGACGACGGCAAAGCAATGCTTGTAAGCTCAAGCACTCCAGGTGATAATAACGAAAATGATCTACTCCAACTAGAAAGTAGAGGCGTAGCACCTACACAATCATTTGTACAGGGTGTATTTGATAGATCTACTTGGGCATATGGAACTAAGTCTGGATATCGTTTTGATGCTAGTACTATTTCTAGTCTCACAGTAGAAGATCAAGTTGCTACTGTAGAGTTCCTTGATATTAATTATGGAACCTCAACACCTTTACAAATATCAGAGTCGGTTGAAATTGGTACTATTGTAGGTGATACTACCGATGGCACAACACTAGACACTTCACAGCCTTTCTATCCTGTTACTGTTTCTAGCTTTGATGCAGACGAAGGTATTCCTGGCAATTTTAATCTAGTATTAAATGCAGCAAGTGACGGTAGACTGTTTGATCAAGCAGGCGGGCAATGGCCAGTTGGTTCTTTTGTTTATGGTCAAAGATCAGCAGCTAACGGAGAAATTACAGGAATTTCTGGAAGTACTTTAATTTTACAAAATGTTACAGATATATTTGAAGAAAATGAAACATTGTTTACAGTTGAGCCCGGTTCAATTGCTGGCCTATCATTTGCGCAAGGTTCTCCTTTATGGGTTAATCCTGAGGCAGGACAAGGCCCAGGCGGCGGTGGCGGAGCAGGTGACGGTTCAGGCAGTGGCGGCAATCCACAGTCCGGCGGCGATGTAGGACACACAGGCTCAGATGGTGACTATTTAGATTTAACAGCTAAGACAAATACAGCAGTGTTTGACTTTGAAGAAGATAGTGGTAACAGTGTTAGAGTCAGCGAAGAGTATTGGTATGATACTACAGATGGTACTGAAATACCGTTTACACCTGGCACAACATACACAATTAAATTTTTCTGGAGCGGTGGATCAAACAGCTTAGAAATTAATCGTGTGTACGAACGCACAGGACAGATTCAACTTACATCAGCAACAGGATTCCGTGGCAATCTAAACGGTAATGCTTGGAACATTGGTTTAGATGATACAGACGGTACAGATTGGTATAACACTATTCAAAGTGCAAACGGCGGACGTTGGTTTGAGTTTTATGAAACTGCACCGTTAGGTGGCGGCGGTGGCGGCGGTGGCGGCGGTGGCAACCCTGCAACCTATGCTGTTACTCCGGCTGCAACTTCAGTGAATGAAGGCGAAGCACTTACAGTTGATGTCGCAGTTACTGGTGTTCCAGGCGGCACTACACTATACTGGAGTGTAACAAGACAAGCTGACTTTACTGAGTCCACAGGATCGTTTACAGTACAAAGCGGAGTAGGACAGTTCACAGTTACACCTTTAGCAGATGCAACAACAGAAGGTGCAGAAACATTTACAGTTAGCATTAGAACTGACAGCGTTTCAGGTACAATAGTTGCTACAAGTGATCCTATTACAATCAACGATGTTAGTTTAGATTCTCCAGCACCAGTTATAGGTCCGGACGGATCAAGTCTAGTAGATACTACAACAGGTACAACAGATCCAATACTTGATCCAAAAGTTAACGGAACTGTCAACGGACAAGAAATTGACGGCGACACCTACACAATACCAGGTTGGGGAGTACTTACACCTAACGGAGCACAAGAAAACTTCACAGTTGGTGATAGCTATGTTATAGAATTCTTCTACAACGATGGAGCAAATAGTGTACAGTTAACAAGAACATTTGAGTTTGTTGGTTTAGAAGAAGACGGTGTTACAAGACACGGTGTTGAAGAAGTTACAACTAATGGATTCCGTTGTAACAAGCGTGGCGATACTTGGACTATTGGTGATGGAACAAATACAGGCTGGATAACCACGCTACAGAATTCTACCGGAACACGTTGGTTTGAGATTAATCCAGCTTAATTAAGGTAAATACTGTATGCGCATAGACGAAGTACTAACAGACGAAGAAGATTTAATTGATTGGAGAGCAAGCAAAGAGCTGTGCTTAGGCGACAAGCCTGACAAAGCAATCGGTGCCAGTGCTTTATCCAGTTGCAAAAGCCAAGGCTATAGAAAACGCAAAGGCAAAAAGAGTCATAAAGTAGGAAAACGTAGAGTTACAGTAGGCGGTAAGAAAATACGCGGCAAGAAGTATGGAGGCCCATTACCTGACTGGGGGACACGTAAATGAAAATATTCGAAGTAACAAACGAACAAGAACAAACACCTCAGAATGTAGCTGACCTAGCTACACAACGTGATCAGCCAATGTCAGGGGAGACTAGAGACTTACCTATTCCTGTAGAGATTGCAGAACCTGCATTACGTTTAGCACCAAGTCTGAGACAGTTTGTTATATATGATTCCACACACGGAGTTGTAGGCATAAAAACAGTTAATGGCAACACAATTAGACAATTACAGCAAAGTTTAAACAGAGCAGGATACGATTTACAAGTTGATGGTGTTGCAGGTAATAGTACAAGAGCAGCAATAATAGATATTTTTTACACAATAGCAGACGCACAGAATAACTTTGGAGTTGACCCGACAATGCCTGCACCAGGGACGAATTAATGAGATATACAGATTTTAAACTTGTAGAAACACATTTCAAAGAACAAGAGAATCCGTTTGGTGATATTGTAGACGCAGCAAATGGCGGCAATTCAACAACTACACCAGCACCAGATGACGGCTCACGTGGTCAAAACAATCAAACATCACCAACTGATGACAGCAGCAGCGATCAACAAGAAGAAACAGTTGGCTTAGAAGCAGGCCCCCCTTACCCACAAGAAGATAGAGATGCTGTTCGTACTATGCAAACTAAGTTAGAAGAGCTAGGTTACTCAGTAGGTAGTACAGGCATTGATGGTAAGTATGGTCCTAGAACAAGTCGTGCAGTTAGAGCATTTAAACGAGATAATAACATTCCTACACCTAACGCAGGGCGTAGTATGAGTCAAGACGAGTTGACTACACTTTCGTCAGCAACCCCAGTTGACAACCCAACAGCTACAGGTAATGAAGGCGCAGACGGCGGCTCAGCTAGATACGATTTACCACCATTATTGCAGTCAGACGTGCAAGGTAGGGTAGGTAGTATATTAGACTTTATTTCACAATACGAAAGTCGAGGCCGTTATGATATGCGCAACGGCGGAACAAGGGATCCTCGCATACTTGACATGACTATTGCAGAAATATTACAGTATCAACGATCTGCACCTTGGCCAAACGGCGAAAGTAGTGCTATTGGACGTTATCAATATATACCCACCACATTAAGAAATACTGCTAGACAAATGGGTCTAGATATTAATAATGTAAAATTTGACGAAGATACTCAAGATCAATTAGCAATTTATACTCTAAGACAAAGTTGTGGATTAGATCAATGGCTAAGAAGCGACGGCGGCGAGAGAGCAAACACACGTTTTATAAACGGAGTTGCACAAATATGGTCAGCTATTCCGCAGTCAAATAATCGCAGTGCGCATAGAGGAATTGGCAGCAATCGTAGAGGACTTGATTTCTCGCAAGCTCTTGCTATGGTAGGAGACATTCATCAAAGTGGAATGTCGTAAGGAGTAGCATGCTAGGAAAACTTTTAATTGCACACCCTAATCTTCCTGCAACAAATCCTTTTTACAAAAGTGTAATTTACATATTTGACGACGGTCCCGACGGAACACAAGGACTTATATTAAACAAACCTAGCGATTTTAGAATAACAGATTTTTTTAGATCAAAAGGGTTTGAATTGCCAATAATTAAAGAAACAATGCGTTTCGGCGGCCCTGTTAAAACAAATATGGTTGTTATGTTACATTCTGATGGTTGGTATTCTAGTTCGACATCATATACACGAAATGGAATATCATTAAGTTGCGATGATTTAATGCTACAAAAGATATGTATTGGTGACTTTCCTACTTATTATAGAATGTTTATGGGTGTAAGTACTTGGCGCCCAGGACAGCTTGATGCCGAATTGCAAGGAATTCGACCTTATAAATCAGAAAATAGTTGGTTAATTGCAGAAGCAGACCCTAATATTATATTTGATTATGATAGCCAACGACAATGGGATAAAGCAGTTTCTAGAAGTAGTCAAGAAATGATAAACAACTACTTCTAAATGTATTATAAAAAGGAATGACTCTATGAAATGGCTAGTAACAATTTCTATGTGTCTACTAGCTAGTATAGCAGTTGCACAAGAACAAACTCCAGAGATGTTAATGTTCCCCATGGGGATACCCTGCACACCGCCTGTTCCAGACCTATACGACAACTTTGAAAACAACATGGGCGAGCTGCCTATGTTGCGTGGCCGGGCTAAGGTAATGAGTGTTCGTGGAACAGAATACCCTGTAACAATGGAAATGTTTGTCAATCCCGACACAAGAGACTTTACTATTATTGTGCTGTTTGACGATGACGAAATGGCATGCATACTAACTGTTGGAAAAGAACTTATACCCTTTATACAAGGCGATCAGATATAACATTGTAATGTAATCCTTTTTGTAAATATATGAAATAGAGGATAATCATTTGCGTACATTTTATTTAGGTATCGGCGCACAAAAAGCCGGTACTAGTTGGTTGTTTAATCAATTAAAAACAAATCCAAATTTTGTATTTTGTGCAAAAGAAATGCACACATTTGATGTTGCTTGGCTTGGTTCTCCAATACCTAAAGACGTTCGGATCAATCCCTATCGTGATCAAAACAAAATTAAAAAATCTTTAATGAAATCTCCAAAACAATATTTTGATTTTTATGACGAACTTATGGTTAATGAAAATTCAGAAAGCGGCGATTTTACACCGGAGTATTGTAATTTAAAAGCATCACATTTAGATTATATTAAAAACGAATTTAAAAAACGAGGAATAAAATTAAAGGTAGTCTTTTTAATGCGTGAGCCAGTATCGAGAATTGCTAGTATGATGAAAATGAGAAAGCGTAACAGTGGGAAATTTCCTGCAATAGAATCCTTAATAAAACAAAGACATGGAGATGCAATTTATTCTAACTATAAACAAACAGTTACTGAAATTGATTGTACAATGGAAAAACAAGATGTGTTCTATGCATTTTATGAATTAATGTTCTTTCAAGAAGATCGAATAGCTAAATTTTTTAATTTAGATGTTGACAAAATTAATGTAAATAAAAAATGGAATGCTTCGACAATACATGAAAGATTTAAATTTACTAAAAAAGAACGTAAGTTTTTAAAAGAACACTATGCTCCCCAATACGAATTTATTAGTCAAAGATTTGGCAGTGTATGGAAGAAATAAATATTATTATAGATAGGAAGATAAAGTGGCAGACACACTTGTATTAAATGCAGACGGACAACCTATTAGCCTACTACCGCCTTCTACGATACAGTGGAAAGAAGCAATTACATATCTATGGCTAGACAAAGTAAACGTACTCGAATGGTATGACGATTGGGTAGTGAGCAGTGCAAGTTGGGAAACAAGAGTACCAGCAGTAATCATGTTAAAAGAAATGTATCGGCGGCGACGGCATCCAAGATTCTCTCGCTACAACCTACACCTCCGTGACATGTTTACCTGTCAATACTGTTCCATAAAACTCCCCCAATCACAACTAACACTAGACCATGTACTACCTATCAGTCGTGGAGGTAAAACCAATTGGGAAAATATTGTAAGTGCATGTGGACCATGCAACAGCAGAAAGGGCAGCAAGTTAATTAAGCCTAAGCAATTACCTTACCGCCCTGATTATTATGATCTTGCTAACAAACGCAAGCAACTAGAGTTTACTATTAAACATCCTAGTTGGTCTAATTGGTTGTCTTAATTGGTATGTTTGGATTTAACGTTTTTTCAGATTCAAATAATACATCTTTACTCACATTACCATAAAGAACACCTTTGATGTTACACTTGTTACAAGGATGACATCCACGTCCGTTAGAAAGTTTTTGTCTAAACTTCCATAGCTTTTGGCTTTTTAACCAAATATCTTGTACACTAGTCTTCATTACATTACCCATAACTTGTTTCTTTTCCCAGTCATGTGAGCAAAGTAATACATCGCCGTCCCAGTGTAAACTCATTGCATAGAACGGAATGTTGCAACCTAGTGCAGGGAGTTTTTCATTAAACAAATATCCTGCTCTATTACTTAGATATAAGAATCCATAATTTTCCTCTGGTGGCTTATAATAATGTTGAAGTATAAAGTTATCTTCAGATAATCCTACTCTAGCAAAGAGTTCTCTAAATTTATCTTCTTGCTCAGGGCCATCGTACATTGACACAAAGAATTTGTTTAGTCCAGCATCAATTAATTCAACAGTCTTGTCGTATGTAAGCCTATCACCATTAGTAACCATATGTATGTTTTCTTGCCAAGGCATATGTTTTTTAAATAATTTTATACTTTTGGTAAGATCCTTGTACAACAAACTTTCTCCAAACCCACAATAGAGTAATCTATTTTGATAATGACTGTTAGCTAGATCACTTCCAACTTTATCTATTATCTTTAGATCCATATGTAAGTTTAAGTTTGGATAACCGTGTGCTCTAGGACAGAATTCACAAGTTAAATTGCATAGTTCTGTAGCCATTACATCTATCAACATTAACGAGCTAAAAGGATCATCAGTAGTCATCCGATCTTCCATAGGATCGTACATTGATTCTCTGTCTTTAGCAATATAGTTTGTACTTTTCATCTCTGGCATATTTTATTTAACCTTAATATTAAATGCTATACTAATTCTATCTTTGTTAGATTTATTTGTACTTACACTGTGCAATGTGTTGCCTGGAAATAAAATTATAACACCTTGTTCAGGCGTAAGTACATGTCCAGTAGGACAATGCGATGCATTTGGAAATATATCTATTATATTATTAATAGGAGCATTGTAATTGTGTATTATTAAATCTCCACTTTGCTCTGGTACGCTAACATAAAACACTCCACTGAAATCGCAACCGCCATGATGATGTACAGTATTTGATGACAGTGGAGGATTAATATTCGCCCACTGATCAATTATTTCAAAGTCTACATTTTTATTACCTAAATCTTCAAAATAGTTTGTAACATGTTTTATAATAACATTGTCAATTAAATTTAATTCACAGCTCTCACTTTGCCATCCGCCATCGTTAGAAATACTTACACTTTCTTTTTGTTGTTTTATTGCATATATTTCTTTTGCAATTTTTTGTGTTTCTAAATTGTCTTTGGCAATGTAAAGCGGAATTGAAAATAAATTATGCACTCACTTGATCCAACCTATTTTTTTGCCATATGCTAAACGTCTATTATGTTCTTTAACACTGCCGGGATAACGCCAAGCCCAAATAGCAACTAATGCCATAAAGCCTCCGCTCCATAGTGCAGCCTTAACATTACCTGTACTAAACCATAGGAATGCAAGCGACGATGCCATTACTAACACCATTGCATATTTTCCTTTGGTTGGAAATACACGTTTTTTTGTCCAATTAGTTAAAAATTCTCCAAACCATGGATGGTTATATAACCAGTTGTGTAATCTCGGTGAGCTCTTTGCAAAAGCCCATGCAGCAATTACAAGGAAAATACTAAAAGGTATTCCCGGTACTACAAATCCTACGTAAGCCATGCCAACACAGAATAATCCTAGCGCAATGTATGCGTATTTTTTAATTGTATTCATTAAACACTCTTTCTAATGCGTCAACGAGGTCATTCATCATACTGTCTGTATGATAAGGAGTAGGTGCTATTCGTAAACGCTCTGTACCCTCAGCGACTGTAGGGTAGTTAATAGGCTGAATGAATATACCATAATCATTCAACAGGGTGTCGCTCATTGCCTTGCACCTAAAGGCATCTCCAACCATTACTGGAACAATGTGTGTGCAGGCACTATCATGTATTTCTAAACCTCTATCACGAAGCATGTGTGATAGTGTTTCTGCACGTTCTTGATGTTGCATCCTAAGCTCAGGATGATCTCTAAGATACTTTACACTAGCTAGAGCACCTGCACAGAGTACAGGGCTCATGCTTGTTGTAAAAATAAACCCAGATGCTACTGAGCGAACAGCATCTATGATGACTGCATCCGCTGCTATGTATCCGCCAGTAACACCAAAGGCTTTGCCTAACGTTCCGTTGACTATGTCAACCCGATGCTCCCCAATGTGTTCGCAGTATCCTGCACCTGTTTCTCCATAAAGTCCAACAGCGTGTACTTCATCAATGTAGGTAATCGCATCGTAACGTTCGGCTAAGTCGCAAATCTCTCGAATAGGGCCGACATCACCATCCATACTATATACAGATTCAAATACGATGCACGGCGTACCGCCATCCTTGACTACTTCGGCTAATTTATTTTCGAGATCCTCTAGATCGTTGTGCCTCCATACCTTCTTAGGTGCACCACTGTGTCTTATACCTTGGATAAGGGAGGCGTGATTCATAGAATCACTAAGATACACAATGTCGGGAACGATTGATTTAAGAGCGATAAGTGTCCACTCATTTGCGACATATGCTGACGAGTATAAAAGCGCACCACCCTTGCTATGCAAGGACGCTAGTTCTCCTTCCAGCGCAACATGATAGTGTGAAGTACCGCCTATATTGCGTGTACCGCCAGAGCCTGCACCAGTTTGATTTAATGCAGTATGCATTGCATCAACTACTACTTTGTTCTGACCCATTCCGAGGTAATCATTTGAGCACCAGTTTACAATCTCTTTGATTGCATACTTTCCGTACCAAATAGCTTTAGGAAACTTTCCGCGTTCACGAAGTATATCGTTGAATACACGGTACTTGCCTTCCTGTTTTAGCTCATCAAGTTTTTGTTGGAATGGTTTCTTATCTATCATAGTGTATTTAACAACGAGATAAGTATCATTATGACAGTAATGAATAACATTTTTCCGATATTGATATATCAAAAAAACTACACAGGTGACTTAAATAAGTTGCAAGATGACATAATTCCAAATATGGAACCTGTAGTAACTGCCTCAACTGAGAACAATCAGTTAGCAATGCGTAATGGCGCAGTATGTTCTGCAGTATCAAATTTAGATTTGTATAATATGTTTGATCTTTCTGAGTTGGAATCTTTTGTAAGATCCTGTGCATTAGAATATTGTAACAAGTTAGGTTATCGAGAAGCTAATATTATCGTTGCAAGCACTTGGATTAACAAATATCCTAAAGGAGGTTATATAGATAATCATCATCATGCACCAAGTATAATGGGTGCAACATTTTATTTAAATAAACCTAACGGCTCGGGTGATATTGTTTTTGAAAATCCTATAGCTGCGCTAAGGAGATACGAACCTTTTAAGGCATTAGATCATGCAAATGCATATGCTGAAGAAAGTACAATTTTAAATCATAAAATTGAAGTTAAAGAAGGTGATTTAGTGTTATTCCCAGGTTGGATATTACACAGAACAGAACCAAACATGTCAAATGAAGATAGAATAGTTATTGGATTTGACATAGTATTAGATTAATATTTTAAGGAAAAATAAATGATACCAAGAATACCAGAAGAACACCCATTAATTGAAACTAGGCAGCAATGCAGAATATATTCAGCATCAATTAAAAAGTTTAATGACCATTTTGAATATGTTTCTTTGTTTAAACGATTTAATACTATGCAATTAACTGAAGGTCATGTTGCTGACTTAGGTTCAGGCGAATGTACATTTACAATTGCATTAGCAAAGGCATTTCCAAATATGACATTTGATTGTTACGAATTGTCAGATGAAATGATTGCAATAGCAAACGAACAAATAACACAAAATTTACTAACTGACAGAATTAATGTAATTAAACAAGATGCAACAACCGCAACTGGAAACTACGATCTTGTTATTGCAAATAGATTTTATCATCATGTACTTGATACTAAAGCATTTTGGAATACAGTACAATCGTTAAGTGAAAATGTTTTTATAACTGACGGTATTAGGCCAGAGAGTTATGAATTAGTAAACACTTTATTAGGAGCAATGGCTCCTTTATTCGAACAGCTTTATATAGAGGAAACAAAAAATTCTATCTATGCTTGGTTTTCAGAAGCCGAATTACTAAATGATATACCTGCAAAATATAATTTAGAAATATTTAATAATGATGATATTCCTTTAAGAGAAGCGGTGATAACTACGATAAATACGTAATAGAATACGGAGATATTAATGCGAGCAACAGACATTATTAGACAAATATTAGATATTATAGACGATGTTGAAACTCAAACCTCTAATATCGAAGTAAAAGTAGATAACGACGACGATGGACATTTTAAACAAATACTGTCTATGTTAACAAACAAACAATCGTCTTATACAACCCAACCAAACGAAGTAGTTGCTCCTATTGAAGCAGTAACAACAGATGCTGGAGGCGGATTAAATGGACCTAAGCATCCAGACGATATTAGAGTAAAAGATCCAAGAGGATACTAAATGTTTAGTTTTGACGTAGAGAACATAACCAAAGGTATCGGTGTAGTAACAGCAACGTTTGCACTGATTGGTGGCGGCTATACGTTATGGGACAAAGTAGAATCAAAAGACATACTAACTTGGGCACCGGAACACTTCACTATATCTGATGCACCTGTTAACGGAACATTTGATGCAATCGTTGCCCGTGAAAAGCACAGAGACGATTGCAGTGTAGAAGGGTTTACACTTGAGGTAAAGGACAGCAAATACATGGTACACAAAGCAGTCCCAGGTATAACAAAGTTCTCAGGACCTGCCAGCGATAAGATAGACAAATTTGGATTTACATTTACTATCGATGAAGAACACAGGCATATGATTGATCCAGGACCAGCAACACTATTAGCACGTATTGATTATGCTTGTCCGGAAGGACCAGTTGTTGTAGCATATCCAGATCATGAAAATTTAACATTTAAAATACTAGAGGAATAGACAATGGCAAACATCACTCTCAACTATAGAGGACTCACAGGCAAGCGTGGCACAGTTACAGTAGATGATACCGGTAATGTTTTAAGTATTATTACTGCCATCCGTGCTGATGAAGATCCTACACTAGGAATACTTACTGGCAACGACTATGACATAGCACTCGAGCGTGACACAAGCATTACAGATGTTAATAACGGAACAGATGTTATTAGTGCCGCAGGTATAGTTGATGGTGATACTATTATTTGTATTGACGATAAAAAGAACCTAACATCAACAAATACCAAAGAAGTAAGACAGAATCGCAAGTTAAGAATTGCAAGTGTGAAAAGATTAGCAGACAGTGTAGCAAACATTGGATCACCTAGCAATGACAGATACACCCTAAATACAGCACAGATTCCCAACCCATACGAAGGCAATGCAGTTAATCCAGACGATGATGAAAACACAGGCAGTCTTGTAGTTGGGAGACCCTGGACCTAATGGCAAGTAACGACAAACACATAGATTGGCACAGTGCTGTCGCATTAGGTAAAAGCGGAGGAAACAGTGTTCGCAATATTTTTGGATACAATGCGGCAATACCTAGTACCTTTGTGCCGGCCTGGGAGAACGCAACAGCCTACACCTATCCTACCACAGCTGAAACAATGACCCTACGCTGGGACACAGCAGACGCAGGATACACAATCCTTATCAAAGGGTTAGATGCTAACTACGATGAGATACAAGAAACCATCACACTCACAGCAAGCCCAGTTACACAAACAACACAGAATCAATACTTGAGAATAAATGATTTGATTACTGTGGGCAACAACAATGGTGGTTTTAGCGATCCAGACAATGATGTTTCACTTACCAACGCAGGCAACACTGTGACCTATGCTAAGATAGCGGCAAACACAGGTAAGAACCAAGCAAGTATCTACACCGTGCCAAGAGGCTATCAGTTTGCTCTACTTCGTATCTCAGCGTTCTGTGCCTCAGCCGCACTCAACAACAGAACACTGGCTTTCCGCAATGTGGCAAGACTCAAGACTGGAGTGATTCTGCGTGTTGCTCAAACAGAGTTCTTAGAGCAGATGATTATTGATAGACAGATTCCGTTTGTGTATGATGAATGTACAGACATTGAGTTCCAACTAAAAGGATCAGCAGGCACACAGTTTGTTGGTGTGTTCGGCGAAGGCATCCTACACGAAAAAGACTATCAGACCCAACTTAATAATCTAAGTCCATAAACGATTAACCCCTAGCTAAATTAATAACTAGGGGCTGCTACTTTATTACTTGTTATTACAGGGCTATGCCCCAAATGTTCTTTTTTATAATTTTATTTAGTTGGCTTACCGTTTACAAAATTGTAAAACTTATCAGCAGCTTCTAGTACAGCATCAACACCTGGTACTTCTGGCATTGCTACAGTAGTTACTACTTCATCGCCTTCTTTAGCAACGGTAGTTTCGAACGCACCCATTTTAGCATGATAGTCTTGCCATGCTTGATTCTGAGCAAACTCTAGAACCTTTGTGCGGATCTCATAACCGTTTTTATTTGTTGTTACTTTTGGCATTGCCTGTTTAAACATATCGGCAATTTCTTGTGTTTGCTTGAGGATAGTTTCCCCGTATGTTGTTTCCACTTTTGACATTGTTTTCTCCTTTGTGTCTGTATGTGTGTAGTTGGCTACATTAATAATGTAACAGAGTATTTAGTGTTTGTCAACCACTAACATAATCTTCTTTGGGTCTGTACCAATTCTTCTGATGATGTAGTTTAGCACGAAGTTCTTGTATCTCACGCTTGCCTTCATTATCAGCATTTGATTGTAGTAGAAATAGAGCTGACTCAATCAGCTCTAAATCTTTTACGTCTAGGTTAAACTTAGTGTTTGGTTTCATTGATTGTATCTGCCATCTTATGATTTACATCCGCATGACCTTGTTCATCATTGCGAACAGCAATTACAACATCTCTAAGAGTTGCGTCATAGTGTAAATCGTAATAGTCTTTTGCAATGTTTGGTGCAGGTATATTAGTTATTCTACCTGCATCAATCTCTTCAAGGTATTGAGTGTAACTGATCACTGCCTGATCTTCAAAGTATCCTACCATGCGATGTGCTGTCTTGGGAAAGAACACGTACAACACAAAGTAGAAATGCCAGAACACAAACTGAGCAAACATTATAAGCAAACGTTCGAACCAGTTGGGTTTGGCAATTTCAATGAATATCATTAGATGCATACGCTCATTCTCAGCTTCATCTAACAATGTTTTGATCCAGCCACGTTCATCTGGCTGCATCTTTCTTAGACTGCGCAAGTGATTCCACATGCCTGCTACCATGCCGGGAACACCTGCTACAGTTTCTAACACTACGGCTCTATGTCCATAACGCTTTGCAAAGAATGTATCTGCAAACCATCTAAAGGACATAGTTAAGCCGTAGGCTACGTTATCGGATAAACTAAAACGCTCCGGCATAGTGCAAACCGTTTAGTACCATAAAGCCTGTAAGCAAGCTCATCATTAGTGCAAAGGTAGCGAAACCTTTAGCTAGGTCTTTCCAGTTATACATCTGAGATATCCTTTCCTAACATAAGTGCTTTGGCTTCTGCTTGGTAGCCCATGCGTGACAGTTCTGCTGCCGCTCTTGCTCTACCTGCTGATTCGCCTATAGCAATAATGCCAATCCAAAGAGCAATAAAGCCTTTGCCGATTGCTTTGAAGATTGTTGGAAGTGGATTAGTAAAAGTAGGTTGTCTAAATGCTACAGCCATTATACCCATCCTCTCAAGTTAGCGTTCTCGCGAACTGCTTTGAGATCAGCAGTGCCGTGTGCAACACTATAGATGTCGCCACGAGTAAGACCCATATCGTTTAGTTCACGATCGGATAGTGCTGAAAGTTCTTTGATTGTGCGTTTAATTTCTTTGCGCTGGATGCGCTTTTCGTTTAGATTTACGAAAAATTGTGCAATTGATTTCAGACTGAAATTGCCACCAGTCATCGTTATTGAAGTCATTAACTTCTCCTTTTAGTCTATATGTGTGTGTGCTTCTAAGGTTCGTCACGTACCCCGGTCTCTTCCGGCGTCACCTTTTTATGGCATAGGACATGCCCTTCATTTTTTGTAAGCTGAAGACGCTTATCTTTAACAATGTTATTTATTACACTATACTATAGTATAACACGAAAAACAAGTGTTTTCCGTGCATACCGTAGTTGTTATTTTTGCATGACTCAGTTTAGAAAAACTAAACTATGTTGCGATAGTCTAACTTGCGTCCAGTTGACATGCAGTACGCTACGTATGCGCGGTCTCCTGGTTGAAACTCAATATTAATATAAGTTTCCATTGATTTGTATTTGTCTTGTGTTGGTCGTGGGGACGAGACCGCAGTCATCATCACACGACCGATTGCTTTTGCTAAATCGATCATTGTTTTTCTCCGTTGTAATGATGCTTTATAAGGCGAGCGCCAGTTGTCTTTTCAACTTGTCAGGTCGAGAACATATCTTGCCGTACTATTTATATATAAACCATTTGACAAGCAGATTAATGATGTTACTATAAATAATTCAACAAGCACACGTCGAGCTTGTTATCTAAAGTGAGCGACGGGGTAAAGCCGTCAAGCAGAGGAGAACTAAAATGGACGCACTCACCTTATGGAGCCTTGTGGGCTTCTTACTTGCTGCCTATGCAGTTATAGCCAATGATTCAGTACAAACTCTCGGTACATGGATGGCATCAAACAATGAGAGATTCAACTACAAAGTATTATGGGGAGCCGCAAGTGCAGTGTTGCTTGCAACCTTATGGTATGGTTGGACAGTAAATGGTGGAGACATTAGTTACGGACGATTAAACAAAATACCCTGGCAAGAGGTACAATGGTATCACGCAGCCGCACCTGCTATTCTAGTTGCACTTACTAGACTGGGTGTGCCAGTATCAACATCATTCTTGGTGCTATCAGTATTTGCTTCAACCTTTGTGTTGGAGAAAATGCTGATGAAATCGATTATGGGTTACGGTGTTGCAGCAGCATTTGCATATGTGGTATGGTTTGCAATACACAAATACTTCGGCAAGTGGTATGATGAAACAAAGCCGGTAGATGAAAGCAACAAACGTTTTTGGCGCATTGCACAATGGGGAGCAACAGGCGGCTTGTGGTGGACATGGCTGAGTCATGACATTGCAAATATTGCAGTGTTCCTTCCGCGAGTAGTGCCTGTGGACCTAATGATGTTTATATCAGTTGTGTTTGTGGTAGGCTTGTTCTTTATGTTTAGAGAGAAGGGCGGTAAGATCCAACAGATTGTATTAGAGAAACACAACACACGTTATGTGCGTAGTGCGACACTGATCGACTTGTTCTATTGGTTGTGCTTGTACTTCTTCAAAGAGCTCAATGATATTCCTATGTCAACAACGTGGGTGTTCGTGGGCTTACTTGCAGGTAGAGAACTAGCAATGGCTACTTACTTTGGTAAGCAAAAAACAAAGTCTATCTTTCCACTTGTGGCAAAAGACTTTGGTAAGATGATGGTAGGTTTGGGTGCAAGTGTTGCACTGGTCCTAGCAATACATTACGTTATTGTTCCAAGCGGACTATAATGTTTTGTAAAGGCAGTGTGCGACGGCACTGCCTTTTTTCTTGACTTATTTTTGTGAGTTTTCTTTACCGCTTGCGTACATACCTAAGAAGTTAATGTAATTAGTCATACTATGATCTGAGAAGCTGTCAACGCCTCCGCCTTTTAAACCCATCCATAACCCACGCATACGATCTTTAAAACGCTGCCACATAGTCATCTTACGAACATTACCGTAGCAGTTTAGATAGTGTTCTTCACCATCGTGCTTATATCCAATAAATGCAGGAGGAACACGAGTAACAATGTCATTATTGTTTACCCAACGATGATGTTTGGTTTTCATTGTGTTAACGTAACGTTTCCAACCTACTCTTGGCGAACCGTATGTGTACAGTTCTTCTGCATCACGAACGCCGTCTTCATAGAAGCAACGACTAGACATAACAGTTGCCATTGCTGCTCCTAATGAGTGTCCACAGAACCATAACTTCTTATCTTTGTTTACAGTACGAGTAATGTCTTCTAGTACCATAGGCCATAGTTCGTCTACTTCTGCTTTAAACCCTCTGTGTACACGACTTACACTTTCGCTTTTAACCGGAAATGCTTTTAGATCTGCTGCAATGTCGTTAAATTGTGTAGGTTGTGTTCCTCGGCATGCAATAACTAAATCTTCTTTGTTTTGGAAACGATAGGCTTGTGCGCCTTCTCTGTTATAGAATTCAACAGTAGTAAATCCTAATTTTTTTACTTGCTTTTTTACTTCCTTGATGTTATCATCGTAAGCTATACTCGCTAGTTTAGCAAACAATAACGAACGATCAGGAAAAGACATTTGTGATATTGACATTTTTACCCTCCAGTTTGTTGCCCCATTAGTACACATATTTATAGTTTGTCAACGATAAATACATTAACGGAGTGAAAGTAATGAAGAAACGTACAAGAAGCATATTAGAAGAACTAAACAATCTTGATCGTGCAAAGAATAACGATCATCTAATTGAAGCTACAGGCAGTAATATTATTGAAAGTGCAATTAATCTTCTAAATAAAATATCTAATACTTACGACGAAGATACCGCCGGAGAATTAGAAAGACGTTTTCTTAACTCAATTAAAAGTGGCGATCCACGAAAGTTTAAAAGAAGTATACAAAAAGTAATAGAGAGCAAAAATAATGACATTTAATTTATTCGAAGGCGGCAATGTTTTTAAAATAGTAGATGGTGACAAAATTCAACCAATTACACAAAGAATTGCAACTACTGATGTAAAGCCAACTATAGATTGGCTTAACACTACATTTGGATTTAAGTTTGTTGACGAAGACATGCTCGGCACTACTGGACAGAAAAACAAACCAGACGGATCATTTGAAGAAAATTCATCAGGTGATATTGATCTAAATGTTGATTCTAGAGAATTGCCTAAAGAAGAAATTATTGCAAAACTCACTGCTTGGTGTCAAAAGCAAGGCATTCCTGATTTAGAAATTATGAATAAGGGCAGAACATTCACACAAGGATGGGTTGCTAATGCAGGATTACAAGTACACTTTCGTACTCCTATTAGAGGCGATGTTAAAAACGGTTTTGTACAAACAGACTTTATGCTCACAGACAACCCTGCACTACAGCGTGGAGCCAAACGTGGCGGCACTGAAACTTTTACTGGCGCTGACAGAGCTGTACTACTATCTAGTCTTGCTAGAGGTAGAGGATATAAGTTTAGTCCTACAAAAGGTGTAGTTGATCCTAACAATGGCGATGCAGTAGTTGCTAACGATTGGGACGAGATTGCAGAGATACTACTAGGCCGAGGTGCTAGAGAAACAGATACTCATACAGTTGAGCAGATGCTTGCGAAACTAAAAGGCGATCCAAACTATGCAGAACTAATTGCTCCATGGAAAGACAACATGGAAAAGCAAGGTAAACAAGTTCCAGAACATGCTCAGCAGTCATTAGCAGACAAACAACTTGAAAGAATTAAACAGTTGTCAGGGTCTTTATTAAACAGTAGTGTAATGATCTCAGGAGCGTTTAATAAATGAGATTTAGTGACTTTAAAATAGTAGAGGCAAAGCGCAAGCAAAAAAACGCTGATCAAGTAAAGGGCAAAGAACCTATGCCCAAAGCAAAACCAGGGCGCACAGAACATCCGTTTCAAGGTAGACTTGTTGGCGAAAGCATTGTCAATGAAGGTGCAAGAATTGATCACGCAGAAGACATAATTTTCTTTGAAGGCTCTCGTGGCGCAGTCCGTGCTATTGAAAGTTTAAAGAGTCTAGAGCAAGGTAAACATACTGATGTAACAATTAAATGGGATGGAAGTCCTGCTATTATATTTGGTCGTGATGAGAACGGTGAGTTTATTCTTACAGACAAGAGTGGCTTTACTGCAAAAGGTTATGACGGCAAGAGCAAGAGTGCAGACGACTTAGAGCAGATGTTCCTTAACCGTAGCGGCGGAAAGAACAGAGATAATCCTGGATATGTTGCATTTGCAGCTAACATGAAAGATATCTTTGACGAGTACGAACGAGCAACTCCAAAGGATTATAGAGGATTCTTTAAAGGTGACTTGTTATATTATAACACACCTGAAATAGAAGATGGTCGTTATCATTTTACTCCAAACGTAGTAACATATGATGTAACAGTTGATTCACCAATAGGTAAACAAATAGGTGCAAGTAAAACTGGTATTGTTATACATAGAGAAGTAGATGCTACTGGTAATGAAGGTCCACTAAAGAATGGAAATATATTTCAGGGCAATGAAGTTTTAGTATTGCCGCCGGTAGTAGCACAATCTGCACCAGAAATAGACGATACTGATATTAAAAACTTACAAGCAATGGTATCTAAAAATGCTAATCAAATAGATGATATTCTTGCAAGACGTCCAGGCCTGTCAGACTTGCCGCAAATTTTTTATACATATTTAAATAGTAAAGTAGACACAGGTATAAAGGATTTAGCACAAGGATTTGGTCCGTGGTTGTCGCAGTCTAAAGTTAGTAAGCCTAAGCAACAAAAAATTATTGAAATAATAAACAATAATGTTGAAGGATTTAATGCAATGTGGAACATTGTGCTTGGTATTATGACTGTTAAAGATAATATTATTAATCAGTTAGAGTCACAAGATGCTGATATTAAAGCAAGCATAGGATCTAAAGGTCCTGCTGCTCCTGACACACACGGTGACGGTGGCGAAGGTTATGTGCTAGCACATCCCGAAGGCGATATTAAACTAGTACCAAGAGCGTATTTTACTAGAGCCAATAGATCAGTACAACGATAAATTAGGAGAATTAAATGAAAAATTATATGGAAGAATTTGAAACACACCTAAATAAGATTACAGAAGGTGTATTAAACGAAAATGTAGAAGAAGGTATGGAACTATCTAATACACAACGTAAACTGGCAAATTATGGTAGGATTTTAATGGATCAAGCCGTAACCCAAAAAGATGACAACTTGTCAAATGTAATGGCTAAAGTTGGTAACGAACTAACAAACTTTGGTGCTACTTTTGGACCAAAGAGTTTAGAAGAACTTGTTAAAAAAACAGGAACAGCACCAAACATAATTAAAAAACTTTTAGCATATGCTGAAAATATTTCAAAAACACAGGCATCACTATCAGCTGATAACTCTGATGGAGGACTTGACGACGAAGGTGATGACGAATTTACTAGTGCAGCTGATGACGAAATGGATGCTATCCAAGCAGATAGAGCAGCAAGAGATGCTAGTAGGTAATTAATATGGATTTTTTACGTGTACTCGAAAATGGTGAAGAGTTTTTTCTTGAAGAAGATTTTCAAGAACTTATAGAACAACTTGAGAAAGAAGAATTAGACGAAGATGCTTTAGATCGTATTGCTCAGCGAGTCACACAACGCGAAGTTGCACTTTACAGTTATCTAGTAGGTAAACAAAATGCACTTCTTGCAAAAATTTATGTAGATAAAATCCAAGCAGGCAAAACAGCACCTCCAAGCATTGCAAAAGGATATCTTCCAGCTGTTGATATGATACATGATATTGTAAAAGCAGGTCCAAGTTATGTAAATTTATTAAAGAGTTTACATAATAGAGCCAAAAGAGTGTCTAATTAGAAGTTTTTTTTATAAAAGACTAAATACAATTGTAAACTTTACAGAGTGTAAAGTAACCATTTAGAGACATAGGAGAAAAAAATGGCAGATCTAATTTCAACAATCGGACAAAACTACCGTAAAAACGGTATTAATAACTCAGGCGTAGGTCGTGAGTTTATTCTAAGTGTTACTGCTGATGCAGGTACACTTACTGATGCAAAACTAAACGCAGCAATCGATTATCTAACTACATCACACGGTGTAGATGGTGCAGGCGATTCAGCAGGCACAATCGGTGCAGTTGGTACAGCAGACGGAACAGCATTTGATCCAGCAGCCGACACAGTTGTATATGTGCGTATGCAGACTTCAGGAGACTTCACAGTAACTGGCGTTAACGCAGCAGCAACAGACACAACAGTAGCAGTTGTTTGTGAATTTAAACCAGCAAAATAATTCCTTACTACCTTAGGAACGCGGCGTTAACAGGCGTCATAAGAGCTCAGTTTTTACTGGGCTCTTTTTTTATGACTGTAAATACAGTATGAAATTTAGAGTCCAAACATTAATAGACATAACAAAAACTGGCGGTCGAAAATACGATCATCCTAAAATTCTTAATCAACAAGCTAATTTTAATACTTTTTTTAATACAATAGGTCTTAGAACGAATGCTACAGAGTTTGATATTAATTTAGATAATATGAATATCGAAGACGTCAACTTTGGTAGTAAATATAAAGGTAAACACAACGTTTGGACTGCCGAATTTTATGTTGAAGCAGAAGACTCGTTATCAGTTGACATGATGAATAATGATTTTCATTTAGTTCCGATAATTGCAGACCTGGACGAAACTATTAAATTAGATACAAAGATGTTTATTACTTGCAAGGATAATGTTAAATGTAACATTATTTTCTATAGAATTGATAAATAACTTTATAGGGCACAACATAATAGGCATATTAAATATAAAAAGGCTAACTGACTACAAGTTTACTTTTATGGAGATTATAAGTGTCTGACTTACCAACAACACAATTAGAAAGAGAAAGCCTCGAGGCTCATGTAGACCTATGTGCTCTACGTTACAAGAATCTTGATGAGCGTCTTGACAAAGTTGAAGAAAAAATCGACATAATTCACAAAGATATCACAGACGGTCAAAAGTCAATGACCAAAGTCCTTATTGGCACAGCAGGTACTGTTGTTGCAGGACTACTTTCCACAGTCATCGTTATTATACTACAGATGTAATTCTCGCATAAATAACTATATGTTATTACGAGAATTTTTTACCACCGATTTAGAAGAAAAGCAAGTTTGGGCTCGTTCTGGAAAGAAAGTAGTTCGCAAATACCGCTGTATGTCTGGTCGTAGAAAAGGCAGAGTGGTTGCCAAAATGTCACAATGCTTTGCTGCTCCAGATTTAAAAAAGAGCAAGAATATGAAAGTTATGAAGGCTAGATTAGGCCCTCGACTTGCTAGAAAAATTAAAAAGACTAAAAGAGTCAATCCTGCAAGTAAACGGGTGCAGTCATTAAATAAAAGGTAAGACTATGAGAATTTATGAAGTTACAAATGCAAGAGTTACACGCAGTTCTGGAAATCAAGTTACTGTAGATCACGGCGACGGAACAAGTACTACTGTAGATACTCGTAAAAATCCAAATGCTATTCAGCGCAGCGACGATGGTAAATTAAAAATTCAAACACGTCAGCAAAACAGTAAGATGGGCAACAACAGTAATCAACCAGATAAACCGAGACCCGGCGAAGAGATAGAAGTAGATGAAGTTTCTTGTTCGTCTAGTATGAAGAAAAAGAAAAGAAAATGAAAATAAATGAGCTGATAACTTCGTTTGAAATATTTATAACAAACGAAGAACGTGAGATTTATGAAAACATAACTCAAGATCGTACAGCTCTTAGCCAATTTAACGAACGAGAACAATTCATAATTCACAACCTTATTCGTAAAAGTTTAGTAAGTAAAGTAGTTGCAAATGGACAAGTATTGGTTATAAAAAATGATAGACACTTCTAAATTATTTAAGGACCTTGAAGAGCTCCTTAATACGTCAATTGACCCTTCTCTTTTTCCTTATAAAAAAGGAAATTCTATTCGTATTGGAAAATATGTTGTTAGAAGTAGTAAAAAAAATAATAAACACAAAGTTTTTGATTGCGAAAACAATGTAATGATAGCTGATACTTTTACAAAGGCATCTGCTATTGCACTTGCAAAAAGTCTAGCGCAAAATAAAAGAAATTCTGTTGTTTCTCAAATTTTAGAAATTGACAAAAATATACAAAAGTGGTATAATGATTGTGTATTTCATAACCATACACTGCATGTAACAACAGATGAATTTAAAGCTGATATTGCAGCAGTGCGTTATGACATTGCAAGACAAAAAACCGATACCGCCCGAAGCGAATTAGATAAATATATTTATAGCTAAAGAGGCTAAATAACTTAAAGCATTAATACATTAGGAAGATGTAATGAACATACATGAGATATCAAAACCAGTAACAGCAGCAAGCCTAAACGAAAGTCTTGCTAAGAAATTTGGGCAAAAAGTTGCTCTAGATAAATTTACCTTAGAACAATTACAAGATGTTCGAAATAAAATTAGAACTAAAATTTTCAATGTCGAAACTAACGAAAGTTTCGATACCGTTGTTAAAGACGAAGGATATCAAAAATCAAAACTCTTCCTTGATGTATTAAATGCTGAGATTTCTGAACGTGCTGACATTGTAGAAGCAAACGACTGTGACGAAACTTGTCCTAAGAGCTGCACAGACTGCGGCGGAACAGGCGATCCAGAAAAGTACAAAGCTTCAGTAAAAGAAGCTGATCACAATAAGCGTCCAGATAGTCCAGATTTAGACGATGATGGTGACACAGAAGAGCCAATTGCACAAGCTGCCAAGGACGCTAAAAAGAAAAAGAAAACATCTGAGTCAGTAGTTACTGAAGGCGAAGAAGACAAAGCAGAACTAGTAATGGCTGCTAAGGACATGGTTGATCGTGTTACTGGTTGGATGGAAGACACTGCTGAAATGCAAACAGAAAGCATGCTAGAACTAGCAGATGCTATTCGTGACGAACACGGATCAGAAATTTCAGAAGGGTTTACTGCATCAGTTAAGCCTGCACTAGAAGCAATGTACACTGCAATGGAAAGTTGCAGAATTACATTAACAAGCGGTGTTGGTATGTTAACTGGTGAAGGCGGAACACCTATGATGGGTGCAGAACCTTTAGCAGCTGATCCAGCAATGGAACCAACAACAGATATGGATGCAATGGGCGGTGATATAGAAGACCCGTTAGCTGATCCATTAGCCGACGATGGAATGGGCGCAGCACCAGCAGCAGCAGGCGGCGAAGATGCAGCAGGCAGAGCAAGACGTGAGTCAAAAATAAACAAAAAGAAAGCTATGCTAGAAAGAAGTAGAAAATTAGGTACCATTCTTTCAAAAAAAAAATAAGTGAAGATGCTGATAATCAGCGTCTAACCCAAGTTCTTAGAACAGTAATAGGCAGCGCCGACTCTAAAGGAGACGCTGTTTTTTTACATTTTAATTCTCCTGCAACACCTAAACAAGGTGTAAGAAATTTAGATCTAAATAAACTTATGCAAAATGTTGGAGCCGAATCGTTTAATTTTGATAGCTTTAAGATGGTGTATGACACAGATCCTAGAGTTAAAGCAATGATTCAAAACTTTGACAAGGATGGCATTGAACCTAAGACGCAAGCTCAGTCACCTGTAGATGCTAAACCTACTGACGTAGGAAGTAAAGACACTGTAGGTGATATGGCTAAAAATGCTGTAGATCTAAGTGACCTATAAATCATTTGACAAATAATTAATTAGATAGTATACTATACACAACTAGTATAGGAATTCTAATGACATTAATACAAAAGAAATTTGATTACGCACCAATTTCCCGCAAGAACGTAGACGGTAAACGCAAGTACATGACACCTGATGGTGGTGCTGTGGCAAGTGTTACTACTATTCTTGATGCTACAAGCGACAAGACAGGACTTATTGCATGGCGTAAGCGAGTAGGTGAAACTAAAGCAAGAGAAATTACAACAGAAGCTGCTGGTGTAGGCACAAGGATGCACAAGTATCTTGAAGACTACATTGAGTTTGGTGAATGGCCTACTCCAGGTAGCAATCCGTTTGCTAAGAAAGCACACGCTATGGCAGAACAAATCCGTGACAATGCTATGGTTGATGTTGATGAGATTTGGGGCAGTGAAGTTGCTCTTTATGTTCCGCAGATGTATGCTGGTACTACTGACCTAGTTGGACAGTACAAAGGACAGCCCTGCATCATGGATTTTAAACAGACCAACAAGCCCAAGAAGCTAGAGTATGTACAGAACTACTTCCTACAGTTAGTAGCATACGCAGAAGCACACAACGAAATCTACGGCACAAACATTCGCGAAGGACACATCTTTATGTGTAGTCGCGGCGATGACGGCATGTTGTTGGGCGGTGAAACTTATCAGCAGTTTGATGTATGGCCACACGAGTATGACGAGTGGCGCAATGAATGGTATGAAAGGGTATACAAGTACTATGAATTACAAGGAAACTGATTTAAAAATACAACAATATTTTCCTACTGTTATAGGAAACAAATTTAATGTAGAACTTCGTAATAAAATGTTACCTATTGTTAAAGACATATTAAATAGCGAACGTCTCACTTATGAATGGGGATACAAAAATACTTACAGTCACACCACTGGCTTAGAAGAGTTACCAGAAATGGCTGAGTTTGTTGACTATATTAAAAATGTCTGCGAAGAATACCTTTTACTTTTAGGCTACCAGTCTTATGATATAAAGCCTAATATCTTTGCTAGTGAAATGCACAAAGGAGATAGTCACAGCAGGCATGCACATCCTAACAGTACATTGTCAGGTGTATTTTATTTAGATATGCCCCGAGGGTCAAGTGATATTGTTTTTTATGATCCAAGACCTTTTAGAGATGTTAAAAGTTTACCTAGAACTGAAGAAAATATTATAAATGCTTCGGCAGCAATATGTTCTCCTGAGAACGGTATGTTATTAATTTGGGAGTCTTGGTTAAATCACGAAGTGTTAGCAAATCAGTCTGAGACTGGAAGAATTACCCTTGTGTTTAATGCCTGAAGACGGATAAATATATACAACTAAACAGGAGTATATGTGTCGTGGCAGTAGTACAAATTTCAAAAATCCAGTTAAGACGAGGAAGAAAAAATTCAGCATCTGGGTTACCTCAGTTATCATCTGGTGAAATGGGTTGGGCAATTGATTCCCAAGAACTTTATATTGGTAATGGTGCAGTAAGCGAAGGCGCTCCGCAAGTTGGTAACACTAAAATCTTAACAGAAAAAGATGATCTTTTTGAAATTGCAAAAGATTACACCTATAAAGAAAACAACGGGTCAGTTATTACTGGACCTGACTCATCAAACCCAGTTGTACGAACATTACAAGATAGACTAGACGACAACGTTAGTGTACGTTCTTTTGGGGCAACAGGTAATCCAACACAAGATGCTACAGTATTCTTACAAAGAGCAGTTGATCAATTATATTTAAATAATGGCAACGAGTCAAATGTTGTTGATAGAGTAAAGCTACATATTCCAGCTGGAACGTATACAGTAACCGAAACAATTTATATTCCGCCACACGCAACAATAATTGGAGCAGGTTCGGGTAAAACAATTATTCAACAAACTGCTAATAACAAATCTGTCTTTACTACTGTAAGTGATGAAAGTACTCCAGGAAACTATATTATAGACGGAGAGTATAATACACAAGCTCGAAATATCCGCATAGAAGGTATAACATTACAAACAACTGGCAACTCTAAAGGGTTAGTGCTACAAAGTTGCAGAGATAGTTATTTTGAGAATGTTACTATTGCAGGAAGTTGGCAAGCTACTGATAGTATTGTTGAAGACACAACAGCAACAGCAAGTATTGGGTTAGGTTTAAACAGCAAAAACGGTGGTGTTGAAACAGTACGTAACGAATTTACAAACTGTCACATTGACGGTTTTGAGTACGGAGTTGTGTCAGAATGGGACATAAATGATAATGTATGGACAACTAGTAACTTTAGTAATTTAGGGTACGGATTCTCGTTTGGTAAAGTTATGCTCATAGATGGTAACGAAGCAAACGGAACCTCAACAGGTCCTCACAATAACATTATTTCTGATTGTGTTTTTACAAATACATATAGAGAAGCAATTTTAGTGTCAGAAGGCACTTACAATGTCAGTCGTAATAATAAATTTATTACTTGCGGCAACGACGGCGGCTCAGATGCACAACCAATATATCCAATTATAAACTATGCTAAGTTAGGTAACGAAAGCACTGGTGACTTTTTTACTAGAACAAAAACTCTTTCATACACACAGGGAAGAATTATTACAGGCAATGCTACTATCACAGCAGGACAATCAACTGTAACTATAGCTGACACAACACAAGTACAAGCAGGTAATCTAATTACTATTGATTCGGGTACTGGTGAATTTGGTAACTCGCCCGTTACTATTGTAAGCATAGATAGTCCAACACAAATTACAGTAAATGTTCCACACATTACAAGTGGATTTATTTCATTTAGTATTATCTCTGCTATTATTACGGCTGTTCCGTATATTCCAGAAGTATCAGGTCCGTGTAATTTCGAATGGGGATTCGAACATCAAATTACTGTACGTGCAGGAACACAACAAACAATATTTAGATTGCCAAAGTTAGCTAATCAAAGTTTTGATATTGATTATGTTGCACAAGGAGAAAATGGCTACTCCGGTATTCGTTCGGGAAAAATGAAAATAACAATGGATACGCAGTCAAATGTAACAGTATCAGATGAATATGATTTTGTTGGAGATACAATTTATGTTGACAGCATTAGTTTTGATGCTATAATAAGTGATATAGACGTTAATGGAGACAACGAAACGATTTTAGTTAAGAGTAATGTTGGATCCGGAACACTACCGTCTAACGCAACAACTAAAATGAAATTTAAAGTACAAACTAAGCAAATAGCCATATAAATGTTTAACAAAAAATATGAAGAAAGACTTGTATTGTGGTCTGAGTTTCGAGAGACTCTCGAAACGTCAAAGGATCCTTGTCAAGACGTAATTGACTTTTATCGATTAGCACCATTAGTATCTATACATACAGATCCTTGGGAAAGATCCACGTGGCCCGATCCGTGGCAACTGATTCATGATAACCAGTATTGTGAGTTCTGTCGTGTACTAGGATACTGCTTTTCTTTACAGTTAACTGAACGTTTTTCGGACGGTAATTTTGAGATACATATCAGTACGGATAGGGAAAAAGGTTACCATTATTTCCTAGTTGTTAATCAAAAATGGGTATTAGGATATGAAGAAAACACAGTATCAGAATACTCTAAGTTACCAAAAGAACTTAATTCGCAACTTGTCTACGACATGTCTACTACTTAATAAATATAGAAATATAACGAAAGAGGAAATAAAATGATTCAAGTTACCAAGCGTGATGGGCGTAAAGAGCCTTTAGATATTGACAAATTACACAAAGTAGTTTTTTATGCATGTCAAGACATTACAGGCATTAGCCCAAGCGAGGTAGAAATCAAAAGTCAGATCCAATTTTATAATGGAATGACAACTAAAGAAATTCAAGAAACTTTAATCAAAGCAGCAGCAGATCTTATTTCTGAAGAAACGCCAAACTATCAGTTTGTTGGTGGTAGACTTATTAACTATGCTCTACGCAAAGAAGTTTATGGACAATACGTACCTTGCTCAGTTAAAGAACTAGTGCAAAGGAATACAGAAGCAGGCTTTTACGATCCTGACCTCATTTCGTATTATGATGACGACGAATGGGAAAAGATTGATTCATTTATAAAACACGAGCGTGACGAGAATCTAACTTATGTTGCTATGGAACAGCTACGTGGCAAATATCTTTGTCAAAACAGAGTAAGCGGCGAAATTTTTGAAACACCGCAGATGTGTTATGTACTAATCGCAGCAACATTGTTCCAAGGCTATCCAAAAGACGAACGCCTAAAATGGGTTAAAGAATATTACGATGCTGTCAGTCTTCATGACATTAGCTTGCCTACTCCTGTAATGGCAGGTGTGCGCACACCACAACGTCAATTTAGTTCGTGTGTGCTTATTGAAACCGACGATAGTCTTGATAGCATCAATGCTACTAGTTCGAGTATTGTTAAGTATGTAAGTCAAAAAGCAGGCATTGGAATCGGCGGAGGAAAGATACGTGCAATTGGTTCGCCAGTACGTAAAGGCGATGCTTATCATACAGGTATTATTCCTTTTTATAAAATGTTTCAATCAGCTGTTAAAAGTTGTAGCCAAGGCGGTGTACGTGGCGGAGCAGCAACAGTATATTATCCAGTCTGGCACTTAGAAGCAGAAGAATTATTAGTTCTAAAGAACAACAAAGGCACAGAAGAAAATCGTGTGCGTCATATGGATTATGGTGTACAGTTTAACAAACTGATGTATGAAAGACTTATTACTGGAGGAGATATAACTCTTTTCTCGCCTAGTGATGTTCCAGGATTATATGAAGCATTTTATGCAGACCAAGATCGTTTCCGCGAACTATATGAAACAGCAGAACGCAATACAAAACTACGCAAAAAGACAGTAAAAGCAAGTGCATTGTTTAGTGCATTTATGGAAGAGCGTAAGAACACAGGACGCATCTACTTGCAGAATGTAGACAATGCTAACGACCACGGCAGCTTCCTTCCTGACGTTGCACCTATTAGACAATCAAACTTGTGTGCAGAGATTGACTTGCCTACAAAGCCACTAAAAGATCTAAACGATCCAGAAGGCGAAATCAGCCTATGTACTCTCAGTGCTATCAACTGGGGCAACATCAGACAGCCTAGCGACTTTGAAAGAGTATGTCGTTTAGCAGTGCGTGGACTTGATGCACTATTGAGCTATCAAAACTATCCGATTGTGGCAGCGCAGTTAAGTACAGAGAAGCGCCGTCCGTTAGGAGTTGGTATTATCAACTTTGCATATTGGTTAGCAAAACACGGATTAACATATCAAAATATTGATGCTGAAGGACTACAACTTGTAGACGAATGGGCAGAAGCATGGAGTTACTATCTAATCAAAGCAAGTGCAGACCTAGCAGCAGAGCAAGGTGCACCGAGTGGTAACATGGAAACAAAATACGGACACGGCATTACACCCAACCAAACATATGCTAAAGCACTGGACGAAATCCTTCCACATGTAGAACGTCAAGATTGGGACGGCCTACGTGCGCAGTTAAAGGAAACTGGTATTCGTAACAGTACACTAATGGCGCTTATGCCAAGTGAAACAAGTGCGCAGATTGCTAATGCTACAAACGGTATTGAGCCACCACGCAGTTTGATTAGTGTAAAACAGTCAAAGCACGGTGTATTGAAACAGGTTGTGCCAGAATATAAACGACTAAAAAACAAATATGATTTGTTATGGGAGCAACAGTCACCAGAAGGATATATTAAAATTGTAAGTGTATTACAAAAATACATCGATCAAGGTATAAGTGTTAACACAAGTTATAACCCTACATACTTTGAAGACGAAAAGATTCCAATGAGTACAATGTTGCAGCATTTATTAATGTTCTATAAACTAGGTGGAAAGCAATTGTATTATTTCAATACATATGACGGCCAAGGCGAATTAGATATTGATAAAATGTTTGAATCAAAATTAGAAGAACTGCCAGAATATTCACAGGACGACGAGGCTTGTGAAAGTTGCACAATTTAGTTGACATTTGTATAAAGCGATGTTACTATGCTAGCAGTGTTATATAAAGGAAGAGAATAATGAGCGTTTTTAACGTAGAAAATCGTGTAGATCATACAAAAGTAACGGCATTTCTTGATCCGTCAGGTGGCCCAACAATTCAAAGGTATGACACATTAAAGTACAAACAATTTGACGGCTTAACTGATAAACAACTTGGCTTCTTTTGGCGTCCGGAAGAAGTTGACATCTATCAAGATGCAAAAGACTTTAAAGGTCTTACAGAACACGAACAGCATATTTTTACTTCTAACTTGAAGCGACAAATTTTGCTTGACTCTGTGCAAGGAAGAGCACCAGCAGAGTCTTTTGGTTCTATTGTTTCGCTGCCCGAACTTGAAAACTGGATCATTACTTGGACTTTTAGCGAAACTATTCACAGTCGTTCGTATACACATATTATCCGTAATATCTACAGCAACCCAAGCAAAGTGTTTGATGAGCTTATGTCAGCAAATGAGATTGTAGACTGTGCTGATAGTATTTCAAAACATTACGATGATTTGATAGAACTTAGTGGATATTATAACTTGCTTGGCGCAGGGACACACACTGTTAACGGTAATAAAGTAGAAGTTGACATGTACGAACTTAAAAAGAAACTATGGCTTGCACTAATGAGTGTAAATATTCTTGAAGGCGTGCGTTTTTATGTGAGCTTTGCTTGTAGTTGGGCATTTGCAGAACTTAAGAAAATGGAAGGTAATGCAAAAATTATTAAGTTAATCGCTCGTGATGAGAACTTGCACTTAGCAAGCACACAAGCACTGTTGAAAATTTTAAAAACTGACGACAAAGACTTTGAAAAAATTGCAAAAGAAACAGAAGAAGAATGTATTCAAATGTTTGTTGATGCAGTAGATCAAGAAAAAGCCTGGGCAGATTATTTGTTTAAAGATGGATCTATGATTGGACTTAATACAAAGTTGTTATCAGATTATATTGAATTTATCTGTACACGTCGAATGACAAACGTAGGACTGAAGTCGCCTTATACTATTAAAAGCAATCCGTTGCCGTGGACACAAAAGTGGATCAGTGGTGCGGACGTACAAGTAGCACCACAAGAAACTGAAATTACAAGTTATATTCAGGGTGGCACTAAACAAGATGTATCAGAAGATACATTTAAAGGATTTAGTTTATGATTAGGATTTTAAAGAATTTGTTTTATAAAAATAGAGAATTGCAAAACGGTGTATTGCATAGAGCACACACAACACGTTATGAGGATTTATGTCAATGATTATTATTTGGGGTAAGCCACAATGTCCACATTGTGAATCAGCAAAAAGAATGTTAGACTCGCGAGAGATTGCATATGAGTACAAGCAACTTGGAGTAGACTTTGAACGTGAAGACGTTCTTGCAGAGTTTCCAGAAGCACGAACGTTTCCACAAATTGTAATTAACGGACAGAAAATTGGTGGGTATGATCGACTTGGAACATACCTTGAAGAAACAGGTTATAACGGAACAGGAATGACACTATAATGTTAATTGAAGCACCATACAAAAACGGAGATACAGTCTCTGTAAAAACTGTTGCAGGCGAAGAAATTGTTGCACGTTTAGTAGACGAAAATAACAATACTATCACAGTAACTAAGCCTATGGCCCTTACTGCTACACAACAAGGAATTGGGATGGTTCCTTTTAGTTTTACAGTAAACCCCGAATCTAAGCTAAATCTTAATAAAAATACCCTTGTTTTTATTGCAAAAACAGATGAAGATACTGCTAAATCATACATTGAGACTACAACTAGCATAAAAATATAGGTTGACAAACTATTTGTTTTGTATTATAATGTAAAATATAAAAGGCAAATAGAAAGGCAACTATATGAAAAATAATAAGGTAATACTTACAGATGCAGACGGTGTACTACTTAATTGGGAGTATGCATTTACTTGTTGGATGGAACAACATGGGCATACAGCAGTAGAAAATGCAAGTCTCTTGTATGACATCGGTGATCGATTTGGTGTATCAAAAGATCAAGGCAAAAAATTAGTTAAGATCTTTAACGAAAGTGCAGCTATTGGATTTCTTCCAGCACTACGTGATGCTATGTATTACGTTAAACGACTACACGAAGAACACGGATATGTATTCCGTTGCATTACAAGTCTAAGTTTAGATAAAAATGCGTATAAACTTCGTAAAATGAATTTAGAAAAGCTGTTTGGTAAAACAGCATTTGAAGAATTAGTTTGTTTAGATACAGGTGCAGACAAAGATGAAGCACTTGAACCATACAGAAATTCAGGATTGTACTGGATTGAAGACAAACTAGATAATGCAGTATGTGGATTAAACTTAGGATTAAAACCTATACTGATCGAGCATGGATTTAATATGCACGAAGATATTCCAGAAGATATGACTAAGGTAACTAACTGGAAAGAAATTTATGAATTTATCACAGGAGAAGAAACATGAGTAATCACGATGAAATTGTACAAGCGTATAACAACTATCTAGCAGAACATGCTACATTTGAAGAAAAGGGTGTTAAAGCCGCAGCCGCAAGGGCTCGTAAGGCACTAGGTGATCTAGGTAAACTTACAAAAAGCCGTAGAGCTGAGATCCAAGAAAAGAAAAACGAAATGTAATGTGGGAATTGTGGTGTAAAGCTATAGGCCATAAAGCCTATGACGACAACCGCAAAGCAGACCGGGTAGCAATGATCCGCACAGTGTGGATACTATTACACATTGCTACCTGTCT